ACCTATTAAATTTAAAGATCTAATATTATTATCAATAAAAAATAATGACCAAGGTATATTATTTTTTTCATCTATTAGATAGCCATTTAAAACAATGTTTGCGATAGCGAATGCATGATCATTTCTATAGCTAGCCTGAGAAATTTTGTAAAGCAGTCTATAATAGCTGTAATTATTTTGAATTCTTCCAACTAAATCAAATAATGCTTTGCTTTTAGCTGTTTTACGAAAAAATATGATAGTAGCCCATACAATTGGCAAACCATTAGGTCCTGTTAAATCTTTATTTGGGGCTGTTGGGGTATGGGCGTTATAATGAATTTTATAATCAAACTCAGTTTCAAAAACTTTAAGTAAATCACTTTCTAAAACTAGATAATCTACATCCATAAGCAATGTTTCATCGTAAGGTGATAGATCAAATGCTTTGAATCTGTCAAAGTTCTTCCACTCTACAACAGAATTATCCTTATGAACGCGAATGTTGCTATTTTTACAATCAACTCTAAGGATTTTGTGATACTGAAATTTTGGGTCAGAATTTATATCTGTAACCAAAGTTATAGGCAGTTTTAGAAATTTGCTAGCCAATTTTGCTGATTGATCAGCAATTTTTACATAATCTACTGTTTTGCTATTAAATGCAAAGAAGATTATACCTCTAGATTTTTCTAATGGTTTTAATAGATTGGTATTCATCGTGCCAACGATTCATTACTTTTTGATAATGTTGCTGTGCAGCCACCACAAATTCATTGCGATTTATTTTGATAGGGTTTTGATAAACATCCTCCAAAAATAATTCATCATTTGGCCATGTGCTTACAAAAGCAAGTAAAGAAGGATCAAGTTTGAACAATCCCCCATTATGTGTCATATGAAGATCCGCAAGAATCTTCTCACGTAGTATTTTTTTATTTAATTGTATGTTTGTGGCTAGCTTAACCTGTTCAACAATATTATTAACATCATCCATACTTTACTTATCTACAGTTTGAGTAGATGCACAAAATATTATGGTGATGATGATTTGATAACTGTGACGGTTCCCCAAGAATTAGACAAATTATCCGTTTCTGGTTCAACTACTACTAATCGCATACCTACTGTAATATTAATATCATCTGTAGGTTCGGTTGAACCAATAGTGCCTGAATAAAAAACGACGTTTAAATTAACAATATTACCATTACCATTATTTAACCCAGCACCACCGCTATTAGAATAATCAACTAAAAAATAGTCACTGCTGAAGTACCCTGCACTATCAATTCTAATTTTAGTAGTAGGGGTAGTGTTTATACCATAATATCCAGCAGTGCCGGTTGTAACATCGGTTACTAAAGTACCACCAGATCCTGTTCTAGCCCCAAAAGAGTTTGATCTCATGTTCTTGCTAACAAAATTAGTCTGAACAAGGGTACCTATACTATCTCCCCGTGGATTCCCTAAACTATTAGTAAAGGAAAGGTATTCTAAATTCAAATATCCACCCGCATTGAAAAAATATCTTGCTGCATCAACATTTGCAAATTGTACAGAATAAGCTATATTGGCAGTAACTGCTTGATTCTCAATTCCCAGCATACTCACTGTTTGATCATAATTTGCAAAGGATCCAGTGTTAAATGCAGTTAGTCTATTATTATATAAATTTGATAATGTTCCAACTAGATTTGATCTAAAGCTAATTTTGAGGTTTGGCTGTAGAAGAGTTACATTGCTATTAGCATTAGTTTGATGGTCAGATATTTTATTAACTACAAAAAGCAAACTATTCCATTGATTTGCTGTAACCTTTGTACCTACACTAACGTTAGCTAAATTGGATGATTGCCCATATCCAGAGTTTCCGTTGCCCACAGACCAAATTGAATTAATAACGCCACTTGAATTACTTGTAGTTGCGCCTACAAAAGAATTGTAATCTGTTGATTGTATTTTTTGGCCAGTAGCATAGGTCATTTATGACCTCTTATATTAATTCAATTGGCTTGCCTAACCTACTAGTCAGCCAATTAATAGCAGAACCTAACAAATTAAGTGACTCTTGATCAGCTTCTTGCATGGTTTGAAAGTTGTTGTGTTGAAACACAGTTTTACCTGGATGATCTTTTTCCTTAACAAAGAATTCAGCTGGTGGCAGATCTTTTAAATTTTCATCATACAGGTATGTATTATCTACCGCGGTTACTGAACAGGAGTAGAAATTTGAGTTAGATTCTTTAAATACTCTCAAATATATCATAGAAACTATTTCATTGGAATCGTCAAAAATTTTATAAGTTTCTAAAAAATTAATGTTGCTTGCCCTACATTCTGTACATTTTGTACCAATTAATTGACCTTGTAGCATTTATATCACCATTGTAGAACTACTGCACCAGATTGTGCAGCAGTAGGACACCCACCGTTGTAACTTCCTCCAGATCCGTAACCTGTACCGTTACTGCCACCTGGATAGAAACCTATTCCATTGACTACGAAGTTATACCCAATTATTGAACCATTTACGCCGTTTGGTGAGCCTCCCAAACCTCCGTTTGCACCTGGGTTGGTGCCACCTACATATCCAACATAGACGCTGTACTGATTACCGCCGTAGCCGCCTGTAGCTATGATGCTACCTGAGCTTCCAGCTACACTAGTGTTCCCCCCGTTACCAGCTGACCAAGAACTACTGCCGCATATAAAGGTGCCATAGCCAATATGGAAATAATCACCAGGTGCACCTGCAGCTCCAACATTAATAGTCAATGTTTCTCCTGGAGTAGTAGCAAGCGTTTGTGAAACATATCCACCGCTGCCGCCAGGCAATCCAGACCAGAAATTAAAATGTGGATAATAGTTAGCACCTGATGCTCCGCCACCACCGCCCACTACCAAACAATTTATTGATGTTACACCTGGAGGTACTGTAAAATTGTATATTCCACTGGTTGTATATATAGCGTTTCCAGATGGTGCAGGTATTGCTGAAGGTACTGGAGATGATGTTGAAATTACTGTAATATTGCCCCATGATTTAGTTAAATGTTCAATTTCAGGTTCATTTACCGTAAGTTTTAATGTTAGGTTAGCATCTAATAAATCATAAATACCTGTGGCTCCAACATTACTACATACAACAACCGCATTAATATCTATTTCATTTCCATTTCCACCATTCACTCCGTTACTACCACTGTTGGAATATTGTAATAAGAAGGTGTCTCCACTATAATAACTAGCACTACCAACTCTAAACTTTTCAACTGGTGTACTAGTTATACCATAATATCCAGCAGTTCCAGTAGTTACATCTGTTAACACTGTTCCACCTGATCCTAATCTAGGCGTAAATTCATTTGCTAACATAATTTTTGTTGCAAAATTAGTACTTACCAAAGTTTCAATACTAGATTCTCGTGGGGTAGAATATATACCATCAAATGCATAATATGACAAGTCAATATTTCCGCCAGCATTAAAGAAATATCTAGCTTTATCTGCGTCCTCAAACGCAATATTAAAAGAAATATTACCGGTATAACTCTGGTTACCGTTTGCTCTTAGTGTAACCTGTTGTAGGTAGTTAGTTATATTTCCAGTTTCATAAGCTACTAATCTATTATTATAAATGTTAGCTAAAGTTGCTGGTAAATTTGCTTGATAAGCTATGTTGCTTCCTACTGAAACTAAACTAACGTTGCTATTTGCGTTGCCTTGATGATTTGTTATTTTGTTAATGACGTATGTAAGGCTATTCCATTGTTGTGCAGTAACGGTGTCATTTATTGTAACATTGGCAAGATTTGATGTTTGTCCATATCCAGCGTTTCCATAGCCAGTAGACCAAATAGAATTCACTGATCCGCTTACATTACTTGTGTTGCCACCTAAAAAAGTATTGTAATCACTTGCTTCAATATTTCCGCCAACTGCATAGGTCATAGACTAATTCCAATTAACTGTTAAGTTTTACTATGGCCATTACCATACCTTCACCATCATCATCTTTATTTTCAATAGCTCTACCTATGACGTTGAATGCTGTAAGTTCGTTCTTTTTGCCTGTTCTAGCTAATCCGCCACCTGCGCTGACTAAACGATCACCTTTCTTAACCTTACCAATAACTTTTACGGGCACTCTACCGTTTACTGCAATAGCAGGGTGAGTGACATCCTCCCCTGCATTTGTGTTCATTAAGAAACCTGCTCCAGAACTAACCACACCAAACACATTGTCACTTAGTTCTTCTTCTTCCAAAGTTACTTCAGCTGAGCCACCCAAACATAACACAGTGCCGGGCGCATAGCTTTTATCAGCTTCAAATCTTTCAGCAAGGTCAGCATATCTAGATTGAATTGCTGTACCAACAAAGAAATTAGCTGTAATATTGCCAGAACTTGTAATAGATCCATTACTACCGTAAATTACCATAGTATTGCTAATAGTACCAGATACGTTAGAGCGCATAATTAGATTTGCGCCATTAGTAGTGGTAGTTAATCTTCCATCATTACCTATAGTATCAATAATAAACACGTTGGATAAAGTAATGTTACCAGTTAACGCAACACTACCTGACCCTGAAGTTTTAACAAAGTCGTTAGCTGTAAACCCATCTAATAATGTTGCATTACCATGGAATTTCGCATCTGTTATATCGCCAGTATCAGTGCTTAACTGTATCCCAGTTTTGATAGTTGAAAAACCTGGTATTGGCGTTAGTGGCACATATTCTTCATCGCTGCTAACTGTAGCTACCCTTACGTTACCGCTATACAAACTTACCAATACATGTGCATTACTGCTAGTATCTAACACAGTTTCAATTTCTGTTCCACTAGTTCCTTGACTACTCGTGAATGCTGGTCCAACTAAAACCCAGGTTGCACCATCATAGACACGAAGTTGAAGATCCTCTGTATCCCACCATAAGTTACTGGTAACTGCACCAGAGGGAGTGGAGTTAGTAGCAAAAATACTAGATATAGTATTCCATGCACTACCTGTATAAACCTTTAAATTTCCTAAAGTGTCATACCATAATTGCCCAACTAAAGGATTATCTGGAGCGGTGTCGTTGGCACTGTTTTCTAAGATGTGTACTATATCATCATTGAAAAATTGTCCGTAACCACTATAGTTCTTACCTATTAAAGTAAGGCTGGTTGATGTAGTGTTAATGGTTCCATCTGCTATGGTTGTTAGCAAATTACCGTTGGTTAAGTTAATAGTATATGGCATAGTTCTTTATCCGTTTTTAATATTTATTCCAGTATTAATCCTGCTGATTATAGGTTAGAACTCAAATTAGTCAAAGTTTGAATTCTTACGGTATAATCAACTTGAATCAACCTGTTCAAAGCTTTCTGTACAGGGTGAAAAATTACGTGGGTTAGCAGTCTTCCACTTTCGCTGATCAACCCTAATTCATCAAAAACATAAGTTCCTTGCATGGTAGCAGAGTTATCAAAAGCCTGTTGTCCTGTGGGTTCTGCATAATCTAACAAACAGCTAACAAAAACATCGGTATAAATTAAGCCTGGGGTATGACGAACCTCAATATAGTTCCTTGCTGGATCTGTATTAAGTGCGCTAGTATTATCCACTATTTTGCTGTAGGTTTGATTGTATAGAGTAGCATTTTGCCCATATGTATTTGGTGGGAGATATGTAATAACGCCAGTGCTATCAACGCTGGTAGCGCCATTACCAAAAGCCATACTTTCAATATAACCGGTACCTTTATTAGCAATACTAAGCGCCAATGCTTCACTCATATTTTCATAATGAATAGCATTTGGCTTATCTATCAAAATTTCTCCTGTTAGATAATCCTTTATTAAAATATGGCCCTGTACCATTGTGTTATTTTTTTCAAACATATCTATTCCGTTAATTGTTAGTTTCTATTATAACTTTGCCAGATTCTGGATCAGTTATACGTACAAATCCTCTTACGTAAATTCCAGTGCTTTCATTAGGTTTCTGCACTGGTTCCTTTATATTCTCAACCTGTTCTGCAGAGTTATCTTTATTTATCATAATTTCTCCATTAGAATAACTCATGAGGTTGTTTAAAATATTCAGTAGCCTTCACCGAAGTAATTAAGCCTTGCTGTAAACTAATACCTTCTGGAATATCTGCAGGATCAATTATATCCTCCACTCGTTCACCGTCCCTAATAGGATGAATACAATAGCATATAGTACCTGCCTCCAATGCTTTAATCTCATGAACTTGTCCGGCTCTAATGTAAATTATTGTTGGGGCTGAGAATTCTTTGGTTTTACCATTTACTGTTACTAACACTTTGCCGTACGCTAATAAAGTTTGGTGATCAAAACTATGTGCATGGCCTTGGTTTATGTCGTTAACGTTTTCAAACACCATCTGTTTGATCCAAACGTTGCTGACTAAACTAATCTTTGAATTAGGACTAGTCATTGGTTCCTGCCTCTACTACTGGAATACCTGGCGGATGATATGGTTCTACTGGACCGTATTTGCCAGCTACACAATCACTATGAATTTGTAGCCCATACGGTACTATATCATAACTTGTAGCACAGAAAGGCATGTAGTCAGCTAATTCAAAAAATTTTACTTTACAGTCTATTGCACTACCATCTTGATTTACGTACTTAGGTTCAATTACATTCTCTACGGTATACATCATGCAATCCTTATGAATAAAGTGGCTGCTTGATCACCACCACTTGTATAGCCCAATGCTCTATAGGTACCTGACAAAAAGACGCCGGAAAATGATAACTGATGTTGCCCTTTATCAACCCTTATGCCTGATGCCTGTAATATAGCACCGCTATAAGTACTACCGGGAGAAATACCAGCTATATTGTTTGGTGAGCCGGCCCATATAAAACTACCAACTGCATCATAAGTTAATCCTGACAATGCAGTTAATACGTCATTTGTGGTTGTTGACCCTTGCGGACCTTGCAGCCCACTTACCCCTTGAGGACCTGATGGGCCTTGTGGCCCACTTACCCCTTGTGGCCCACTTACCCCTTGTGGCCCTTGTGGTCCTTGGCTACCAGTTCCAGGACCTTGTGGCCCACTTACACCTTGCGGCCCTTGTGGTCCTTGTGGTCCACTTACGGTACTAGCTGAACCAGCTGGCCCGCTTACGCCCTGAGGCCCTTGTGGCCCTTGTGATCCACTGATTCCTGCTGTGCCTTGTGGCCCTTGTGGACCTTGTGGTCCACTTCCAATTATAGAAATTCCGTTTGAATAAGTATAACCATCTGCAGAAACATTGCCTGTTATTGTAAGGTTGCCGTCTTCAATAAAATCTTTGATGTTAGATAAGGTAGTTTGATACGTGAGCAAATTGCCTGAGACATTTGATATCAACGGCAAAGTGGGGTTATTTGACGCAATTAAGTTTGCTGAACTTATTTGTGGTAATTCACTTATTTTTACTGTGGTCAAACTCATAATCTTACCTTATTATCATTTATTTATTTAATAAAAACGGCTTGCACTTTATCACTTGCATACAGCCCGTTACCGTCCGTAGCAGTACTAAATTCTTGATTGGTTACTATACTGGAATTACTTTCAGTCATTAGATAAGGTATTTCATCCAATGGCAAAGCTTCAGGGTATTCTTCGCTTAAACTATACACTGACAGACCTTGATTATACCATATTTCGCTGCGGAAATATGAAGTATTAGCGTACCAAACTGCCACATTTCCGCTAGTGGTTATCAATGAAGTATTTGCTGATGGTTCCCAAATCCAATACTGACTACGTGGAACGGTTGAATTTATACTGCCGTTCACTACTTCACTGTTTACTGCATGAGCTACAGCACCGGTACCTGCTGTTCCTCTACGAATCTGCTTTAATGTGTTGGTTGCGGTATCATTTTCCCAATAAGTAATGCGTTCACCGTTTATGAATACTACTCCAGGAATTGCTTGATCTACATCTGGAATGTAAAATCCGCTGCTATCTACTAATGAAATAGTGTTACTAGTTATTGTCATAGCATTTACTAGAGTGCTATTTGCTGTGGCAGTTATCGCAGCATATTGCCAATTATCATTCATATCTTTGAATATTCTGTAATCAAAAGTACTATAGGTATTTTGACTTAATCTTGCTACAGCATTGGCAGCTACTAGGTTTCCACCAGTAATAACAATATTAGGTATTTCTGTATAACCTAAACCAGAGGAAATTACAGTAATGCTTGTAATGGTGCCATTACTGTCTAATACTGCGTTAGCTGTGGCGGTTGATACTGCATTCCCTACTACCGTTACCACAACGTTAGAACTGCTATAACCGCTGCCACCATCCAACACATCAATAGTTTCAACATAGAATGCTGTGTTTGATACCCAATCACTATATGCTGTGGTGTTGCATAATGTTGCAAAAGTTTTCACAGTTAAATCTAAAGTATCATAAGTGCGACCAGGTATTAACTCTTCCGGAGCATGGCTGCTATATTGATCAACATAAGCCCCACCATCGATGTCAATATCCTCAGGATCTACCCCTAAACTGGTATCTGTATAAAGACTTGATATTTTACTGTCCAAAATACTTTCTTCATATATGTTATTGCCATCTTCATCTAATATGAATAAGTCAAATGGATCAGAATCAAATGGATAAGCATCAAAGCCGCCTACATCGGTATAAAGTATGCCTTGAACTCCAACACCAGGATATTCAATTCCGCTTTGAAGTTGTGCAAAATCCTTACCCGGTAATCCAACTTCTGGTTGATAGTAACTTTGAATTCTATCATTAGCAGTGCGGAATCCGCTGGCTTGATATATTGTTAGATTATTTCCGTTGAATGTATCATCACTGGTAAAATTACTGTTTACTGTATATGCAACCCCGTTATAGGCAATAATCTGTCCAGCTACATAACTGGTATTTGGTTCCCAATTAATAACATCTGTACCATAAGTTATTCTATCATAAACTAATGTAGTCTTAAGTTTACGAGTAGTTTCATTTTTAAGTATTGCATAAGCTCGTGCTCCAGAGCCATTGCCGCCTGTTATAGTTACGATTGGCTGCGTTATATAATTAGATCCTCCGTACAAAACTTCTATTCTAGAAATAACACCATTGCTTACAATAGCTTTGGCTACTGCATCGTTACCAATGGTACTACCAGTGATTGTAATAACTGGCGGTAAGGTATATCCACTACCTGCATCGGCAATTTCTAAAGAGCCAATGCTATAACTGTAATTCAACAACCAATCTCTATATTTAGGTTCTTGTAAGGCAACCCCGTCTTGGAAAAATTCACCGCTTGGGCTACGCCACTGATTTAACACTGAATCATAGTATGCAGGTACATCAAAGTCAGTTACATACCCGTTTAGATTATCAGCACCTTGATAATCAATAATATATTCTCTGATAGTAGTGTGGTATGGTTTGACTTCTTCAATATACTGCTTATAGTAATCTTGATTCTCAGTTCTAAATAGTGGTGGTTGTGTTAACCCGCGTATTTTATGTAATACAGTTATAAAGCTAGTTTTAAATGCCCAATCAATATACTTTTGTTCATTCAATACATAATTAATAAACACAAAGAATAGGTTTATAAATTCTTGACCTAGCTGATTAATGAAGATGTCATTCTTAAGAGCATTAAATATAAACCTTAATTCTATACTTGGGTTTTGATCAAATCTTTGTATATCAAAGTTTCCATTACCAAAACCCATACCATATTTTTCTAAATCATATAGATTATCTTTAAGGGCGATGGTGCCTGATTCAACTGCTATAGTTACAACCTCTGTTCTAAATACCTGTACAACAACCCACTTGCCTCTACCATTATTCAATATTTTAACAATATCTCTAGGTTGCAATTGTAGGGTTGATAAGTCTGCTGGTGTATTAACTGTATAAGTTGGTTTAACTCCAGAATCAAACCCGTCAGCATACCAATCAACAAACTCCCAGTATTCAGGGGTATACCAAGCTTGTACCCTTGTCAATAACCAAGTGTTATTAGCCTGTTTTATATAGATGGTCCACAACCCGCTTACCGTTGCATCGCTTTCAACCAATACACTATAGCCAATTGGTTGTATGGTAATATCAATATAGCCCAATGTTTCATATGTAGGTACTGTGATATCATACAAACCTAACTCTACTGGTGGTATCGGTTCAACGCTGTTTAATGTACTTAAATCATAATTTTGACTTATTAGGTTCTTAGAAAATACTCTGTTAACAAAACTAACCATTTCTTTAATGGCTTCAAATCTGTTAACAAATATGGTTTGTCTCGGCCTAAAATCGATACCATAACGTGTTTGTGGTGTTAGGAAAGGATCTGGAACATTGTTTCCAAATATATCTGCACCGCATGCACTATCCACTAATTTATTGTATATATTAGTTGGAATAACTTCAGACCGTTGCGCTTTTTCACTGACCAACGCATATTCACTGTGAATAATATTACTGTTTAATAAGGTAGCATAATCTAAATGGAATATTGTATCCTTACCAACAGGTAGTCCAACCATATTATAGACTGCCACAGCATCGTCGCGGATAGCAGCAAAATACCTAATTCCACTTCCTTTTGGATTACGTATTAAATCAGCTATGCTGGTGGTAGGAATAGTTCTTCCAAATTGATTTATTGTAACTACTGTTTTATCTTTAACCCAGAAATAATACTTTACTGTGGGTTGATTTGTAGCAGGATCAACATAACTTAGAGCTACATAAGCATTTTGTCCTTCTAAATACTTAGGTATTCCATTACCACCATTAGCTACGTATTGACTTGGTGGATAAATGCTTTCAACCCATTCATAAACATCTATACTACTTCCTGGAAATTCTCTTCCCCAATTATTTGCACGATATTTAATTGAACCTTGTTCATAATCCAAATATCTAACTGCACTAAGATCCCACCAGACCTGACCAACTTGATTGTTATTCCAATGGAAAATTGTATCTTCACTGACATTATCCAAATTGGTTACATTATAAATTGCAGGGTCGTAATCAGTTTTGTAGGTAATATCTTGTTCAGCATTACCTAAAATTTTACCTTTAGCAGGATCAATATAATCTAAATTATTAATGATAGTTTGGTTATTAACACTGTAAACATAGCTTTTTAGAATACAGCTTATATCAACTTTTGGACTTTCTTCTCTTATGACATCCCAACCAGTCAATTGTTGAGGATTTGTATATAAGTAAGCCTGACCTTGATTCAATAGTGTTCCGGTATAGTCTGTGCTACCAATTACCATTCTATAGTTCTTAAAATCTAATCCAGAGCCAAAGTTAGCTCCTGATACCAATGCATTACCTTGCGGACTTATCTGCTGAACAAAATTAAAATTACCAGGGTTATCTATATTGTTTCTTGCATCCTGTATATAACTAAACACCCACACAGCACCGCTGGTAATTGCATCACTAAAACTTGTGCTTATGGCGTCAAAGGTTGTTGTATTATTATCAAATGTACAGTCACTTACTGTGATACCATTATCACTACCTACAGCTAGTACATCACTTGAGTCGTTGATTTTTACTATTTTACCAAAGTTATCATAAGGGTTTGCTGTTGGATTTGTAATTTCTTCAACATATTCAAATACAGTCAACCCTAATTGATCAAGGGTGTTTCCTACGCCAGGCAATACCCTTAATTTATCTGCTACCAACACACTATCAGAGTTAATGGTTAGATATCCGCCAACATTGGTTGCTGTGACCCCGGGAATATCTGCATTATTAATTGAATTCACTATGGAGGTTAAGTTTCCTCCACTAAACACTACTTCAAAATCATTCAATCTAATACTGTTATTGGCAGTAACTACTGGGTTTTGTACCGTGCCGGTTATTGTACCATATACCCTACCTTGATTTAAGAATCTATACACACTACCGATACTTGCTCGTACATCAGTAGATTCAAATGGTGCACCTGCATAGATGCTGCAATTAAAGCTGCATAAGTCAACGCTGTAGCCAAATTTTGCTTCTGATTGATTGTCTGCAGGGTATAGATCTTGAATTTTGTAAAATTCATCCGTTTCAATAGTTACTATGCTGCCAGCTGATACATTTGTCGTAAAGTTTACATTATTGCCGCTGACGGTATAGTTAGTTGGTGTAGCCTGTAAATTTGCATCGATATAAACTTTACTGTATGATTGAACTGGTCTCTGCCCACCAAACTGGCTTTGACTTCCGTTGGCTATGAATTTTTCAATACTTCTATCATAAACAGATATACCACCAGCTTGTATATCACCGTTAACGTTTAGATCTGGAGCACCAACAACAACCTGGGCCCCACCAGTACTAGTGGCAACACTATAACCAAATTTAGATCCTGCTGTGCCTAATATCTTATCAACAAACTGGAATCCAGCACGTTGCACCACAGCTACATTAGCAGTTGGTGGTGACGTGAACGTAATTGTTGCTCCAGTGACTGTAAAATCAACCCCGGGTACATAATTAATAATAGGTGTATCAATTAAGGTAGCAACTAAAGTATTTTGATCTACTGGTGTATAAGACAATGTGAAAACTGTAGCAACACCATTACCAACTACTGTATCACTTTGCAGTGGTATGTTGGTATTATAACTATAAACATATACAGCATCTTCGTTTGGTGCACCAACGTATAGCCATTCACCATCGTCACTAACGCTAACACTTTGACCAAATCGTGCACCAGAGACATTTGTACCAATAACCTGTTGTAGATTTATCTGTCCTAAAAAGTTTCTGCTGTAATAAAACACGTATCCAGTATCGTTTCTGCTGCCTGGTGCGCCAATAACTACAACATCATTTGTGCCGTCTACGGTGATACCAAATTCTTTAGAGTCAATTGAATATGGATCTATGTATGGTTTTTCAGCGTAATTACCAGCATCATCTGTGGCAAAAGTATAGCACCTACCAACTCCGTTATTAAACCCACTTGCGCCAACTACAATAAATTCATTGTTTTGTGTAATATGTGTTGCTGAACCATAATTTAAGTTAGCATAGGTCTCGCTTTGACTAAGTGATGTATTTGCTAACCACGGATTAGATTTATTATATACTGCCCAAGTGTTATTGATTGTTGCGTTATCTACCCAAACTTTACTATTAGCTCTGTATCCTTCAATTGGAGTTGATGACTTTATTTCACTGCCATAGGTAAACCTCTGACTTGTTAATTTATATGCAGGACTAGAAATTGTAACTAAACTATTAAAATCAGGAATAGCTACTCCAAAATTGATAATAAAAGTATTAAGTGTAGGGACAATCTCAACTTGATAAAATCCTGAAAATACTCCGCAATTTTTTAATAGTACAATGTCACTCGTTGCAAAATTGTGTGCCACATTAGTAGTTATAAGGTAGAATCCATTTAGACTATTGTCAATACGTTGAACTTCTGCATAAGTTTCATTTACCCTATAAATCTCCCATTCGTTAGCATAGGATTTTGCTGCCCATATGGTTGATCCAACTCCGATATTATTAAGGTTACCATTAAGAGAATTCAAATCTTTAATGTCAAAGATTGTAAAATCAACATCCTCTAAACTAGCATAGCCCGCTGTTTGTATATCATCTGTTCTAATGCTGTTATTTGTTCTGTTTAACAAAAATGGAGAACTAAATGGCATCTCAGAAGTTTTGTATAGACCTTGACCATCATTATATAGAGAGGTGTATGTAACAACATTATTACTATTAACTAATAAGCTAGTTGGGTTATTTAGGGTATAGCTTTCATCCAGCACCAACTCAACGTATTGATTCGTAGCTAAACTACCGTAGGCTCCTACTCTAAATGCCCATTCCTCATTTATGTTTACGCTAGTATTTTCATTATTAAAACTAACATTTGCTAAAGCATTAATAGCATTGAGTGTGCCTTTTTGTTTGATGAACCCCTGATAAAATTTAACCTGTGTTGTATCATCAACGCCTAAATCATTTAAATAACTACGATTTCTATAACCTATCAATCCTAAGCTATAAAGGTCAAACTTACTGTCTAAATTTACCCCGTCAACGTCATAGAAATCTACGGATAACCCTGCGTTTGTTGCAAAGTTTGGCAGTAAACCCGTTTGAATTTTATCCTTATCTACTGGAATCCAATTGGCAAATATAAATTCAGGAGTGCCAGGTAAGTCTTTGCTGGCAGCATAATAAAATCCTTTATATTCTATTAGATCACCTTTTAGGTAATCTGTATCTGGCCTCCAAGAAATAACACCAGGACTATTATATACAAAGCCTGGCGCGGCCAATTGACCCGTCCAATCTCCTGTTTTTTTACCAACAACTTTCATCTTATATTGGCGTTGACCACTGGCCGGGTCATATATTATATCATTAAACTGAGTGATATTATTAAAGATAATTACATGTTCGTACTGAACAAGATTTAAACTAACAAAACCTATTAGGTCTCCTGTTTTATTATCTAAACTTAATTTAAAAACATTATTATCTCTGTTTACAGTATATGCATCACTGTCTAAAACTACATAATTCTGTGTCATTACTTTGGTGCCATAAAAGGTATTTTCAATACCATCTACCACCGCCGCATTAAATTGAAACTTTAGGTTGTCAGCTATAGGGCTTAGTATTAAAACACTACCTGCAGGCCAACCTTGTTCAACCCAAAATAAGAATTCTTTGGCGCTTAAATCCCAATTTCTTATCTGGGCTAGATCAGGGTCATAATAGTCAAACCTAAAACCTTGTGATTGTAAAAACCTTTGGTAACCGCACAAGAATGTGGCTATTTGTTGATTATTGTCAAACACTGTTTGATAAGGAACATTAACTTTGAGGTTTGTAAATTCAGTAAACCAATCGACACTGAGATTCAAAGATGAAACTGTTCTGTTTGAACCTTTAGCTGTAGGAATGATTACTGTGAAATAAGGGTTATTAAAATCATATCCACTAACAGACCAACCTTCAGCTAACTTTTCAATTATAACTGCACTATACCTAACATTGTTAAGTGGAGTAGACTTGTTTAACTCAACAGCAAAATCACTGTCAGGAATAATCACAGATTGATTAATACTATTGGGACTATTTTGTTCTGCTAAGATTTTTAAATAATTTTTTCCACTAAACCCTGCCATTCTATAACTTAGTTGAACACTGTAATCTCTAATATATCGTAATAGGTTTCCTTTATTAAGAATTCCTAAAGTGGTTAGATAATCACCAATCCAGTTAATATAGCTGGCACTACGTTGAATAGTATTGTCAAGAGTTACATAACCATTAACTTCAATATCTTGTTGAGTTAATCTATAATTAGTATCTTGTATTAAGAACTGCTGTAAATCTTCATTGAACTTATATTTGTTAATTGTGGCACCAACAGCAAAATATTTTGCTGGTTGAGTAACTGCTGCTAATAATTGAAATGCAAACGGGTATTCGCTGGTGTTTCTCCAAGCAGTTTCAACTGGACTCCATTGACCAACTTGCCAATTTTTATTGAATGTAGATTGGTTATATTTGTTAGTTAACAATCCAATTGGCGGCATTGGTTCACCGTTAACGTTAACTGGAATAAATTGACTGAGACCTGGTCTAGTAAAAGTAGGATCAATACCCTGTCTTGGTCCAGCAGCAATATAACCGTTTTCTAAATCTGTCCATAATATGGTATTACCTGACGTATAAGGTGCTGGACCGTAAGTGTCTTGCCACCAATCAGGTTCTTCGCTGAAGCCTAACATTTCCCATGGGCGCAAGTGTGGTGTTTGACAATCATAAAAATAATCAAAACAAGCACGCCAACTTCCAGGTAAATTCTCACTATCAACAACATCTAAACTGGCTGCATAGTTGTATGTCCAAGGATTATCGGTTACAAAGGTTGAATTTGTCACATAATCTAAATTATTAAATCCAGTCCATGGCAAATAAACCCTAGCTAGTAATCTAGACCACTCAGCTTGAGTATATCCAATATTTCTAAATTTACCTGGTTTACTATCATATATGCTGAATAATTTTTCATTATATTCAACTTTTATATTGTTATAAATTCTTCTTTCTAATTCTAATAAAATTGCATCTCTAAAATCATTAAAGGCAGGCATTAAACTTCCATCATGGCCTTTAATCATCTGTACTGGTGTTCTATAAGTGTCATCAGTATAAATTATAGGAACAAATTTAGGGTAAAGCCCCAATTTCGTTGGCGTTTCTGGTATCCAATTACCGTCAGTATCTGCATATTCCACTATGGTTAGAGTATCATCAACTTCTAAAACTACTCTATCTAGAAGTTCTACGGCCGGTAAAGTAGGATTGAATACGTAATCTTTACTCCAAACTAACTGTTGATTATTTAGATATACCAGCACTGCGCGATTGCTCAATGTCTGCATATCAAATAAATTGGTTATTTCATACCTACGTTCTAATGGGTCAAAGATGTTATAAGTTATGATTTGTTTATTATCACCATATGGTATCATATCACTATAATACCACGGAAAAGTCTTATTCTTTATTTGATTAATCTGTTGTATAATGTAATCAACGGCGGAAATAGGATCACTTACATTTACGTTAGCATCTGTACTTGCTATATTCAAAAATTTATTTTTGAATCTTGTATATTCTTGTTGTGCATTTAATATAGCATTTACTACATTCATTTGTTCATCACAAAGGAACATGCTAGATAAGGTAGTAGGAGCACTTTGCTGTAAAATTGTGCCGCCCTGCGCTGCTACATAAATGTCGCGCAGATTACTATTACCAGGATATTGCCCTTTAAATTGTAAACTATTTTCTGTTAACTCACCTATATGATTTCTTATATCACCTAAGGTAGGTTTATTTAGAACAAAGTTCTGTGCATTGTAATTTAGATTTACCGGGATTTCATAGTATCCTAATTGACTTACTTGTTTGCTTATAACTAAAATGTCAATCTTATCACCTTGTTCAATTAATGAAGGTCTGATTGTTATTGATTTTTTGTTTTGCGGTAAATTAAAAATTTGATATTGCGTTGGTTTTAATAATTTAAAATTAACGTAAACCTGTAGAGTAGGTAAACTAGTTGGTTGATCTGGCATTACATCTATCAGGAAACTATTGGTTATACCATCAAACACATAAGGAATAACCTGATATTGTCTACTAGGTTGAACCACAGTGGTCCAAACATTTAACCTAGTTTTAGATCCATCATCATTATTTTTTATTAAATCGCCAGTATTAACTTTATCAACATAGTTTATTTGGTCAACGGTATATCTAAACAATTCAGTATCATAATTATTCGTAAATTCAATATCACCAATATTATTAAGGTTTTTATAGGCTAATGGAAAGCCTAACACTGGATCGTTGACACCACTTCCTTCAGTATAACTAAAAATCTTATTACCGTTAAAGGTCAAACCTAATACAGATGGTGGATATTTGCTTCTATCACTAAAACTTATTCCAATTTTATCTACAATATCAAATAATGGTGGTTGGTTGGTCTGAATCTTACGCTGTCCTTGATCCCATACACTGCCGTTGTAATAATAACTATTGCCAGCTTCAGTCTCTCCACTGAATACACTGACCGTATCGTTGGCTTGTACATTACCATCCGAAGCCAGTTCTAAATGTATAGTAAGTTCCGCCCCGGGGGTTAATTCAACAAAGTTTACAACCCAAATTTTATTTCTAGTTAATGGATCTTCGTCTGCGGTGAAAATCACACGCATATTATTAACTAGTTCAATTCCATCAATTTCTGCACTGGTTGCCCCTTCAAAGGTTAAGAATGGATTGGTGGTTGTTTTATCTAATAGATCAATTGGTTGTAGGCCGTTTATTCCAAAGTCAAATAATTGTATATTAGGATCAAATTCTATTATAGGTCGCTTTGCTTTATAATTTTGGTCCAATAACGGTATAGTGTTATTATAAATTGCTGTGGCTGTTATTACATCTTTATGAAACCATCTATTACGTCTACTCCACGGGTTTAAGTCTCTACTACTTCTATTGATCGTTATATATTCTGGTTCTGATAAGTTTGAATTAGTATCATTTTCTAAGCTACCAAAAAAAGCACTACCGATAAAATAAGGATATGTTGGAGTATTAGTGTTATCCTGTGTAGCAAAATATGCATAGGTCCCATTAGGATATTCTGGTGTAACACAAAATCTACCATTATATTCGTCTAATGTGCCTACATTGCTGCTAAAGGTATAATCTTCAATAAATGCACCAGGCAAATAAGCAAAGGTTAAACTATTACCCTCAGACACTGTTACATTGCTACTCAATTGAATTTGATTAACTGTAAGATTATGTCCATTTAGTCCTACAATAGTTTGCTGTCCGCTACGTATGACCCAAACGGTGCCGCTTAATATTCCAGCGTCGTTTGTGGTAATTCTCATGCCAGGATTAATATCAAAACTTGTGTTTACGGTAATAATGTTTGAGCTAGCCGGCAATGCCACATTTACTGTTTGTGATTGCGGACGATCTGGGTTGCTGACATTTGCAGTATATCCGCTGACCATTCTGATAATACTAGATGAAGAACTTAGTGCATTACTATAACCAAATGGACCGTAAATAGGGTATCCGTCTGATGCGAAACCTACGATTTTGCTATGCCCATTAACATCTAAATAACCGTTGTCTGTTACTGTAAACCCGCTAACATTACCCCATGCATTGGCTGTAATAAAAGAACTATCGGTGTATTGGTATATACCTTCATCATCAACAAACCCGTTATATACGTCCTGTCCATTAATTTTAACAGTAGTCGTGTTTAAATGCCACTGTGTGCCACTACCTCCTGGCACATATTCCCCACCATAAGTACCAAAAATAGGAATACCTACGGCTGTCATACCTATTACGTCATCTCGTAGTTGTGTACTAACATGTTCACCAGGATCATTTAATCCGCCCTTGTAGGGTAATGATAGATTAATATCTTGGGTTATAATATAATTTGAGTTTATAGAATTTGGGAAAGTTCCGTAACTAATATTTGCATTTGCAGGTACATCACCGGTGCTAATCGATAAAGTCTCCAAAGTCCTATCGTAGGTAGCCGTAGCCAAGCCAGTGAAAGCTGTAGTAGGATCATAATTTGATGCACCTAACGCAAAATTTACAACCAAATTGGTTACAGGAGTGAGAGTAATTGCAATGCCAACACCGTCTACGTAATATTCTTTTTCTTGATAACTCTCTGGTGTAACATTTATATCAAAACGTATCTTAAGTCCATTGGTAAATGTTACTCCATTTGGACTAATATAGTTTTTCTTACCTAAAATATCCGTATCAATATTGATTGATGCAGTGTTTGGATCAACTATTTTAATTACGCCAACTTGAGTTGGGTCACTACCATCTTGATAATACAATGTATCTAAATTTGCTGTTACTATTGGTACTAATTCAAGCACATAAGTTGGGTTTTTAAACCATTCTGTATTACCGTTTTGTATACCGCTTAGTATAGCTACTTTATTATTCAATGGTATATCTGCAACGTAGTCAAGATCTACTACATAATCGCTACCACTAGGGCTTAAATTTATTTCAAATATGCCAGTGCGTTCATAAAAAGGTACAGTGGTTGCCCCAACTGTCCAATCTGCATCGTCTGCCCACAGTGTGGTAAAAATAAGGAATTTGCCGCCCCAGTTTGTTTGTTGACCATCGATACCACCATATGCAGCATTAATGGTACTAACTAATTGTCCTTGTAATTGATTAAATTTAAGATTGGTAGCAAAATCAACATTTTGTACCGTAGGCATGGTTACAAACACATCCTGAGCCGTTACATCAGGTACATTGAAATAAACTGTGCCGTCATCTGTTCCGTTGCCTGTGACCCCAAAGATTTGTCTACTAGTTAGATTACTGTTAGCTATTTGAGTACCGTTTACACCCGGATCAGTCTGAATCCAGAAAGGTTTCCCTGGTTGTTTTACTTTGAACTGATAATTTCCACCCCTAGCTAATACCAAATCAGGGTTGCTTACCGTGCCAAACCCACTAATATTATAGACTCCAGCTGCGGAGTCTGGATAAATGTAATAAGTTTTTTCTAATTCAGTTCCGCCCGCAAACACATTAACAGCAGAGGGTCCATCAGGTAGCCAATAATATTGATTAAAGTTAATGAAAGCATCAAAGTTTATTAAAGGATTATAGCTGTAATATTCTTGACTCCAAAGCCTGCTTTGATTATCAGTTTTACCACCGTAAAATGCTATTTTTTGTAACACCTCAGGATATGCTACATGGAAATCAACATTGCCAGACAATGTTTCTTTAACAATGACAGAAGGTTCAAGTTGATAGTCTGCTCTAGCAGTAGATGGTTCACGTACATATTCTGTTACATCTACTTCACCTGGTGCAAATTTGCGCCCAACATAACCATTGATAGTCACAAGATTTGGTTCTGTGACCAATTGGTCCATTGTGGCATTTAAGAATTTTTGATTGGTTTCGCTTTGGAATACCGTTGGTAAAAAATTTAAAGTTTTGGTTACAGGCATTTCTTTTTCTTTAGTTTATAATATTATTTACCGCTTGATTTTGTAGTCCTAATTGTGCAGCAGTAATAGCACTAATTACTTCAATGTTTTGTACTGTGGCACAGCTAATTAAAATTTCATCCACTTCAGCTGATATTTGTTGTAATGAACCATAAGGTTGATTTACATCATTTGGCACAATAATTATACTGCTTACTGTAGGGGCCATACTGGTCTGAATATAGCTAGCTAGTTCAGTAAAGTAAAAAGTCTCTCCAAAATCCCAATTCTGTGTGCTGAAGAAGATATTAATATAAGCCAATACTTGACTGCGAATTTCACTATCCGTTAAATTAATGTTTGAATTTTTAATAACTTTGAAGGTAGCTTGAAGTTCAGGTTTAGCCTTGTTACCAAACAAAGGTTTAAATTTCGCATTGTTGTAAACTATGCTATCACTTACACTCTTATAATCATCTAAGTTTACAAATTCAGTTCGCAAAGTTTCACTGCTTGGTGTTGGTGGTTCATCTACGGTACCTGTAGTGTCTAATGCCCAAGTTCTATATTGTGATTCAAAATCTTTAGTTAAGATAAACATATCAATTAAATTACTTGGGCTTGGATCCAACCTGCTATTTCCTGGAGCATTATGTCTGTATTGGAAGTAAAGACTTTGGCGACCAGTTCTTGCTATATAATCCTGTGATTCTACCAAAGTTCTAGTAGAATTTGTCAATGTAAGAACGTAAAAGGTTTCTTCCACAGTGGTATAAAATATTTGTCCTATGACATAATTGTTGATATTAGGCAGTATTTCTGCATAGGTGGCAAAATTTGTGTTTACTAATGCATTATCAACGCTGGTATAAGTTACAAATCCACCGTAACCGTAGGTCTTAACAAAAAATACTAATTTGTTATTTGGATTAGTATTTGGCTCAACCACCGTAGTAAATATGTCTGGATTGTCTGGTACACCGTCATCATTACTGTCAGCATAAGTAACCAGCACCTTACTGTTATCAACATAACCGTCAGATTCAGCTATTTGATTATAGATAAACCATAAAACATTTTGACTTAGAGGTGCATTAGTATCTGGGTTACCGTTGACTGCTAAAACGTTAACAAAGTCATTTACGGTGAGTCCAGTCACCGGATCAAATATCTTTGTTCTATTATCAAAGAAGAACTTTGTTTCTTTGACACTTTCAAAAATATAACTTAATCCTCTTATGTTTACAGTATAGATAGTGCCGTTTACCGTAAAACTTAACAACCAACTAGCATCTAATCCAGCGCCAGAATTGTTGCCTTCATACTGTTGACTGAATGGGCTAGATAAATCTAAGTTTTGTGCTGTGACTATTTTCCAACTACGTGAGCTTTGATCATAACGGATTCCAAACTCTGTATAACTTGAGATTAAATTAATTACATCCGCAGTAAATGCGGTAGTAAAGCTGTTACTAAATGCTGGAATAACTGTGATTGCCTGTGCATCTGGTGGAACATTATCTGTTAAAATAACAGGACCCGTCCCATCACTTAATGTACCCTGTGTGGCGTTACCAATTACATTAGAAACTGTTACATATAATAACAATTGGCCATTGGGTGGTAATATTCCTCCTGATGGCAGAGGAGTTATTTCGTTCTTGCTGTTAAAATAATTTCCTGCTCCTGGACTAAAGACTACTATACTATTGTTAGTAATGTAGGCTGTATTACCTGTTACTCCAGTGCCAATTTGTTGTATTTGTCCAGAGCTGTTTACGAAATAACCAGTGCTGCTATTACTTCCAACACTGCTTCTATACCAATACAAATTGTTTAAAGAAAACCTATTAAAATAAGCATAATAAAAATGCAATAGCAATTCACTGCGTATTGCAGGTAAAATTTCATTCTGAATGATGCGATTAATATCCGCCCTAGTACTCCAGGTAAAATTAAAGTTAGTAACGTCATCTTCTTCAAATAAAATTCCATCAGTGGCAAAGATATTAGTGTTACTATATCTACCTGTGGTATCTACTACATCTAAGAATCTACTAACTCCGCTGCTGGTTCTATTAACGCTTTTTACCTTACTGATATTGCTATAATTTGCATAGGGAAAGGTGTTATAATCTTCACCAGTAACCATGCGATTTTGTGTGTAATAAAGCTGTGGAGCTTTGCTACGTATCTCATTGAGACTTTCTCGAGCAATAGCGTTCGTTACTGTATATTTTAAACTAGATACAATTGTTAGAGTTTCTAATCTACCAGCCTTACTAATATAAGGAATTGACAAATTAATATTCTGCATTTCATCAGGAGTTATTTTATAAGTCAATCCAGTACTGGATCTTACATAAACTCTAAAACTACCCTGAGGAATCGCACTAAAAGTTCCGTCGCCAAACACTAGATTAATCTGATCGTTATTTCTTGAAGTTACTTGGTAACTATTTTTTGGTGCATTGTTGTTGTATATAATGTTTACACCGTTAACCGCAGGAACTTGTTGCCATTGCTGGAATACTGTTCCAGTATTGGCTAATTGATATAGCCACACATCCGTATTATTAATGTTGTTTATATTAACTGAAACAACGTTGTTAGGAATACTTTCACTCAATGTGAAGTCATAATTCTGTAATTCACCCTGTTTAAAATAAAAGAAAAATCCAGTGTTATTACTTGCGTTACCTAAGTTATCATTTTTATAAATTACATTCAATGGTCTACCTGGTTGAGGTGGTACTTCATAAATGTATTCTTCACCTTGGCTAGTAACGCTAATAACTTCAAAATTTAATGCTGCATTTTCAACCTGTGTTTGATATGCAAATACTGGTAAAGTTCCTGGGGTTACATTGAGGTTATATTCATCATTTATTATGCCGGCAATCAATTTGCTATTTGCGGGTCTGCCCACAGTTTGATTGCTGGGCAAGGCTGCGTTTATAATAGTTACAAACTGTTCATACCAGTTTATATTTGCACTATCATTCCATTTGACAATTAAATTAGTTAAATCAGTTCCGTTACTATCGAACAGGGTTTCAGTAGTTTGAATGCTATCAAACTTCATATAGCCGTATGCTGTTTGATTACGTTTAGGGACATAGCTTACTAATCTAGCTAATTTTAAAACACTATCTCGCCTTTCAGCAGTGTCTATAAAATTTTCTCTAGCATTGAGATCAGTTCTAAAAGCTAGACTTTGCCCTAAGAAGGCAATCATATCGATTAGGGCAATATATTCACTGCTTTCTATAAAATCATTGAAATCTTCAGGATAATATACTCGCAAATAATCAATCATTGACTTACGTAATGTTTGAAAATCATAGCTTTGAAAGTCCGCATTACGGAAGCTTTCGTATATCTTTGTCCAGTCTTGATTTACAAGAAGGTTATTCTGTCTTGTAGTATTAGCCATACAATCCTCATTTTAGATATTTATTAAAATTAAAATATGGGCAGTTAAAGAACTTGTGTTACTTGTTTGCTTTTTTGATCAAACTGTACTGTTAAAAGGCTGCGTTGATCTGTGCTTACATATAACAAAGCAATTTCTATCTGTAAACCGTGCTCATACTGTGTAACTACCACGTTTTGCGCTGCTACCCTAGGATCGTTGGCAATAATTCTATTAACATCCTGCATCACTGTGCTTTTAGTATTTTCATCCAATGGTTCAAATATCATATCCCAAATTATAGTGCCAAAATCTGGGTTCATTAGTTTTTCACCCTTGCGGATATTAAAATGGTTGATCAGGTCCTGCTTAACCAGTTCAAAATCAGTGATCCTAAAATGTTTGGATCTATTAAATGTGCTAAAGCCGTTATAAAGTGCCATAATTATATTTACCTAACATGTTAGGTTATCCCCCTAGCCTTTGTTACTTGTCCTACTTGTTCTTGACTGTATTTGCCTAAATTAAACCATTTACCTATATAGGTACCGTTTCCATCATAGAATCCTCTAGAAGATGACGCTGGTCTGCCAAAGGCCCAATTTATTGTATCACCGTTGCCCAACAAATGGGCGGCTGCTAAGTATCCTGCAATTTCTTCTTTAGGGGTAGAACTTGTAATAACCTTAGCATTAACTAGGCGTTGGTAGTTCTTAGCGGTTAACGTAGCCATAGCCGTTTCCTGTGCTTCTTGATTAGTTAAAAAGGCTTGCTTGCTTCCAATTGCATCGGTTCGCCAATTATTAGGATTATTCAATGCCTCTGCTGTTAATGGGGTTCCATCCTTTAAGTAACTAACATCTTTTAATCCTATAGGAGTAAATTGATATTTGCCTAAGGCTAACCCACTTTTAGAAACTGCGGCGTATCCGCCACTGCCGACACTTTCTGCAAAACCAATCTGTGCAAAAAGAGCCGCTACCTCGTCAGAACTCAATGGCCCAATTGGATTAGGCGGTTGTAATTTTCCTTGACTTATAAAAGCCGCAGCATTTGCCTGTCCTTCAGTTATAAATGGATCAATTTTACCTACTAGAGATGGAGAGGTAGTTGTTACTGATGGGGTTGCCGTTGATGATATCGATGTTGTACTAATAGTTCTTCTAGCATAAGGTTCATGAGAAGGAACGTTAGCAATAATACTTTCTAGTGTTTTATTTGCTTCCCATTTGCCACCAGTAAAAGATGTATCTCTTGAGGTAAATTTTTTCAAACTACTTGGGGTAGGCAAGGGAGCAGAGCTAGATCCGCTGCCATTCATATCAATTAACCTTGCATCAATACTCATTTTCGCAGTAGCTTTTATCGCCATCCTACCTCGGCTAATAACGTTCAACGAACTAGAACCACTTATTTGTGCATCTTTACCAAATAGATTTAATTGTGTGGTTGCTTTTGCGGTGATTCTATTAGATTCAATAGCAATTGTATTGCCAGAAGACATATTAATTCTATTATTAGCATAAAAATTAATATTTTTATTACTATGTAGACTGATATCCCCTTGTGAACGAACTACCATATCGCCGCGGTTGTAAATTAGAAGATCACCTCTTGCTGTTAATTCTATCCAATTATTGCCCGATGCTGTACTAATATACATAAAACCTTTGCTGTCATTCATCAAAATTTGATGGCCAGCACTGGTTTTTAATCTTACTAAATTGTTATCATTAAAAATATTTCCATCATCCATTACTAATGAATGACCACCAACTCTAGTAGTAACTTCCCATTGTTTAGGATCAAAATCTCCGGTACGTAACTTTTCTGCTAGGTTTTTGTCATTAGCTGGATCCTGACTTTGATAAGGTCTGCCTGGGGTGCTAAATCCATAAACTGCACTAACAGGGTCGCGCTGCATACTGCTTGATATAGCACCTCTGTCCTTATCTTCATCAAGGCCTTGACGCAATAAATTTAGTGTTTGCGGAATATGCAGTGGTTTAAGATTGTTGGGCCAATCACTGTTAAAAACTCTTTTAACATTTTCATTAAACTCGCTCACAGGATAATTTGCGCCTGGTCTTAGCAATGGTTGTATGTTTGGGGGTACACTTTCAGCGTCAATTTTATCTACAGGAACTGCCCCTATTGCAGGTGTCATATATCTACTGAGATTGGGATCTACACTTGCAAACCAAAATCCTTCCAATCGAACACCATCAGGAAAACAACATAAAACTATACTACCAATGTCTGGTGGGCTAGTAAACCAACCATAACTTTGTTTTGTACTTGTAAATGAATTTTTTTGATTTGGGGGAGCGCCTGGGTTTTGACCTAAGGTTGCACCGCCAAATGGGCTAGCATAGGTTACTGGTGTCCAGTATAAATCAATGTCAGGATCATCACCACCAAATGATGGGATATAGACAAAAATTCTTCCGTTACGAGAACTAGTATCTAATGCTTTGACCACGCCTTTATAGATACCAGTATTAAGAGGAAACTCTGCCCTTGTTTCATCAATTGATTTGGGTAATTTAGAACCCATGTATGATCTTTGAATTGTCATTTAGATTAATCCGTTAAAAGAAACTGCTCACAAAATCAAATATTTCTTCGCCTACATCAGCTAACCCCTCAAGAGCATCACCTGCGAATTCAGTCACGTCGCTAGCTAGTTCAGTGGCCAACTCACTACCAACATCTAAGCTATCAAAACCAATTTCTGTTAATAGATCTTGATTTAGCCATTCAGTAGGGTTGAGTTCCGCTGTAACTTGAGTTAAGACATCCCCTTGTAAAATTGATGTTGGGTCAAACGCATCTACCAATGTTCCAGAGCCTAAAACGCTGTCTAACGCTTCTTTTCCAGCTTTGATCAATGGGTCAGTAACTGACTTTGTTATCGCACCTGTGATAGCGTTGGTTGCAGTGCCAATCGCTGCTGACGCTAGTCTATTAGCTACACTGCCAGGTAATGCTGCGGCCTGCTGTAACGCCGCAGTTACGTTAGTTAAACCTTGTTGACCTACCTGTGCTAGATTCGCCACACTACCGCTGAACCTAACAGGTGCAAGTGGAGTTATCTGTCCTAACCCTCTATCAACATAGGTGTCAGCTCTTTGTATAGACCTTAATTTTAGCATTCTTGCTTGGTCATCGATTGCTAATCTTGTCAATCGAAGTTCTTGTGTAAATTTACCTTTTGAAAATATATTTTCAACTAGTAATAATTTATATACGCCACTAAAGCTGTTAAAATATCCCCGTTGTGGTATGGCCAACCCGGTTGACTCGTCATAGTCTATTGGACTTTCAAAGTTTAACCAAATATAAAGTTCACTGTTATCCATCCACAAACTACCATTGGGGGTAAACTGTGTGGTTTGGATAGCTGCATTTTGACCATAAAAAATATCGTCCTGTTTAATAAATTCTGGATCACCCAATATTTTTAGATTTACTGCTAACATTTCTGCGCTGTTAGTCAGCGCACCAATAGTATCAGACGCCCCAACTGCCGATGCTGAACCATATCCGTTCCGGTTAATTTTTCTTATATCGCCAGTTACAAATTTTTGTGATATTGGAGTTATTTTACTCCATGGTATGGGTTGATTTTCACCTTGTACTGATGGTGGCAACGGCTTAGCTGGGGCACCGTCATCAATAAATGGCATTATTGGTTCACATATATTTTTAGCTGTTTCTGTCATATTGTTAGAAGCTTTAAAAACAGTGACAGCTTGGAAATATAACGCATTCAACTCAATGTCTAAATTAATTACATCTTTATTGCTTAGATTTTGGCCAGTGTTGACATCCTGCCCACCAGTAAAGATCCAATTATATTCTTTAACCCAACCTGGTTGTCTACCCAACGGTGCTTGTGCTGAATTGCCAGACATAATATAGGGTTTTACAAAATACGTTATTTTTAACGCATAACGCTGACTTTTATTATCATAGCCAAGAATTTTTATCTTTGGTACAACCTTATACAATTTTAAAGGGGATTGTAGTTGATCTGTACTAGTTTTGCCTTGTGCCTCTGAATTATATTTGTCGTTATATTTTCTATAATATTCACTGTTTCTAAATGCCCATTCAATCAATTTATCTATTCTAGTATTAGCGGGTATAGCAACGATAGACCCATCAAAATTAATTTCATTTTTTGCAGCACCACCTGCTTGCTGCGCTGCTGTTTTTGCATTGGCGACATTTCCTGCGGGGGCAGCTTGATTAACCGTTTGTGGTCCTGCACTAGGAATTAAATTTTCCTTGCCAATACTTTCGTGAAATTCAACTGCAATTTGAGTAACTGCGACATTCGTATAGTTAAAACATTTATTGTTTATGAGGTTATTGTAAAAACTGTTGTAACCATCACAAAAACTGGATACTGCATAGGTTGGCTGCGGTATATCGCTTAGGGATGTTACGTTTTTATTATCATTAAGATCATACCCGTTTACCCATACACGGTTATTGTTTATACTACTAGTAGCCTGGGTTTGACTTCTATTGCGTTCTCTTTGATCTTGTTGAGCATCTTCTCTTATTGGGTCAACTAACTTGATAGAGTTATTAAATCCTCTACCAAATAAATCCTGTACAGTTTTTGCTCTTACCGTAAAATTGGCTGGACTTAATACGTTAACCTCATTAAATGCTTGGTGGTTAAAAGCGACTGCATCAAAAGTATAATCAACACCTTTTTGTGTATTTTTACTGTTGATCCGTAATATTTTAATAGGTAATATTTTACTCAACGACTTTATTGGTCCAGAACTTACTATGCCATCTTTATAACCATAAAAATCTATCTGTAATATATAAGGGTGAAGAAGATAATTTTGACCACCCACTTGATCCACTGCTGCAATTAATCTATCAATTAACGTAAAACTGTTTGGCTCTATAACACTAAAACTTAAATTAATCACATTTGAATATGGGTTAAGTGCGGTGGTGTTTATACCTGTGGTTATACGTAGGTTATCAAAAAAGAAATCTTCGTTCCAAAAATCATTTCTTTGAAAATTACTACCTCTCCTGCCGCCACCGGCGATCAAAACTGTACCCTTTAAATTACCACCTATGTTAGATGCTGGTCTATATTCAATTTCAGGATTTTCAATTATAGCATTAAAGTTTTGAATATCAATAGTATGTAAACTAATATTATAGGTATAATCATCATAATCATGCAGAGGATTATTGGTTACATATTGTTTTCTATTTTCAAAATTAGTGGTTGTTGATGCACCTTTTAATTCAATCCTATCGCCACCAATTACGTCTAACCTCGCCATATCAGGATTAGACTGGCGATCACGTTCTTGAGCTAAAAATTCATCGCCGTATATTGACTTTAATCTTTCTTCTTGTTGTTGCCTTAATGTTTCTAAATCATTTTCTGCCTCATATTTTTGATACTCCCCGGGGGTCATTGTTATAACTGGATTGGTACTTGGCGTATTAGTAGTACCGTCACCGCCCTCTCCACGCTCATCTTGTTTGGCAGTTTGCTGTTCTGCGGGGGTTACTGTTCCTGCAGGTTGAGTGCTGGCAGGTAATTCACTTGGTGGTTTACTGGCATAATTTTTATTAGCGAATTCTGCAACCGCTCGCTGGGTATCTGGACGCTGTAGATCTTGAAACAATTGCCGTCTTTTATTTTCTGGCAGACTATTGAAAGATTCAGCTGATGTGAATACTCTATCACGCAAGGGCGGACCACCACTAGCTGGTTTAATTTGGTTGATACTTGCCCTCAAATAAGCTAACTGTTCTGGTGTAAGATCTGAAAATTGATATGCGGCCATTCTAATCCTACTTTAAAAGTTTAAGTTAGTTAAGGTGTCTTTTTTAGGCAAATAAATTTGAACCCCTAATTTCATGTCAAATACTGGGTCTTGTATCACATTGGGATTCCTAACGGCAAACACCCACCAATACCCAGAATCACCATAAAGGTCATTACTAAGCAAATCAGGCCTAAACTGATATATCTTGTTAACAACAAATAAGATATCATCTGGTTTCTTAGGTAAAACTGGCAAGGTCGCAATATCTAAAAAATTACCATACAACCCTGTTTTATAATATGGGCTGGTAGGTTCATATTGAACTTTTGACATTATAAGAACCCTCCAGATGGGGCTGTGAAATTCTGTGTTAGGAACCCTTGTGCATAATCAGTCAACGTAAAGTTATCAGCAATGTTTGTTCTACTGTAAACAGGTTGTAGTTGAATTGAAATATTACTGGTGGTTGGCAATCTAGTTTTTATCCCTACTAGATTAGTATTCACTGGGCCCTGTGTTACATCAACACCTATAGGCACTTCAATATAATCAACATCAGCACCCATAGTATGTGTAAACTGTTGTAACACACAAGGCACATGCGGAAAGTAACTACTACCATAGCCATCTAAAAATACCATTGGTGGTGGTGTACCAGCTAATGCTTCATTGCCATAAAACATTTTAGTACAGCTACGGAAAAAATGTATAGCTGCCATCAAATATTGACCTTCTTTAGCATTTTGTACAGTGAACTCCCCAGATATAGTGATTGCTTGTACCTCACTGTAATCATAGAAATATGCAGGGTAGTTACTATGTGTTAAGGGCTGACTTCCATATTTTGCTGAATGAATAACCTGTACTTGCGGCGTATATGGAAATATTACACCTTTGGTTTCTACCAACGGTTTTGTTACCATATTACTGGCATTATAGAAATATGCGGCAGTAGCAGGCTGCATACTGATCCGTACCCGCCAATCATCAGCTGAATCTATGGCTGCACCGTTTTGATTGGTGAAATTAAAGTTAAATACTCTGCCACCAAACTTTTGAAACTGGCTTACCGCACCCGCAACTAACCCGCTAGCACTTAGTCTTGAACTAGCAGGATCAGCATTATTGGCGGCTTGTGGTTGCAGAATGCCGGCGGTGGTTGCGCTTGGATTTATGCTGGAGTAATTATCACTGTTAAATGAAGGACTGGTATTAATTGACATAGTTATTTCCTGTGTAAATATTTATGGGTTTTAAAAAAGTATCATATAATTTAACACTTGACTTAGTCCATTGAAATCTGTTAGTATTCACTTACCTTTATAGGGAGATTTAAAATTAAACACAATTACCTAAACAACCGAGATATCCTTAAGGAGATCCACAAAAGCAAAAGCAGTTATTGCAGTTTTAAAAAACCAGAATTCGCAGACTACGACTTGATCGTAGCTGATCTAAGCAAGATCAATAAGAAAAATATATCTGCCGCCAAAAAAGCAAGAGCAGAAAGATTAAGCAGAATAGCTTACGAACAAGCCCAAGCCAAAGCCGGAACTCAAAAATTGAAATTAGAGTCCTTTGAGATCAAACACACAAAAATACCGGTTACAGACCTTGTATTTAGAGTTATGACTTGGGAACACATCCCGTTGGATGACGTGAAAACTAAAAAGGCTAAGGCTGCTGCTAAAGAACTGTTTGAAGAAGAAGATTCACTGCATACAGAGTACGATGAAGATGACCCAAAACACAACAAGTATGTCAAGGTAAACTTTCCTCCATTCCAACATTATAAGTTTGATGATAAAGATGAACTAATATGTATAGGTAAAAGCCATTGGATTGGTGGGGTTAAAACTGGAAAGTTTAGCAGAGAACACGGCACTATGACCCCAAAACTAGCATTGATGTTTATGAAATTGTGTGAGCGCTATGCTACTCGTAGTAATTGGCGTGGCTATACTTATAACGATGAAATGCGTAGCCAAGCATTATTACAGTTAAGTCAGATTGGATTACAGTTTGACGAAAGCAAGAGTCAAAATCCCTTTGCATATTATACCGCTGCTATTACAAACTCATTTACTAGAGTATTAAATATTGAAAAACGTAATCAAAATCTACGTGATGATATATTGGAACTAAACAACCTTACCCCAAGCTATACTAGACAAGGTCTGCGTGGTGGAGGCGATCACAATTTTCATGATGAATAAGAACGAATAACAAAACCTTGTATTTCTACACAAAGGCGCTATAATAGAATCAATGACCAACTTATTTAAAAAAGCAGCAGTCTGTACAGACATACATTTTGGATTGAAAAGCAATAGTCAAATTCACAACGACGATTGTTTGAACTTCATACATTGGTTCACCGCTAAAGCTAAGGAAGAAAACTGCGATACCGCATTGTTTTTGGGTGACTGGCATAACAATCGAGCCAGCATCAATATAGTAACGTTGGACTATAGTCTACGGGCTTTAGAACATCTCAACGCAAATTTTGATAGAGTGCTTTTTATTCCTGGTAACCACGATCTTTATTATAGAGACAAACGCGATATTCAAAGTGTTGCATGGGCAAAACATCTTAACAACGTAACCATATGCAATGATTGGTTTAGCGAGGGCGATGTAGTTATTGCTCCGTGGTTAGTTGGTAATGATCATAAAAAAGTTCAAAAGCTAAAAGGCAAATATATGTTTGGCCATTTTGAACTGCCACATTTTTATATGAATGCTATGGTACAGATGCCTGATGTGGGTGAAGTGAAGCGTGAACATTTTTCAAATTTTGATCATGTGTTTACTGGACATTTCCATAAACGACAAGAATACAAAAATATTACCTATATAGGTAACTGCTTTCCACATAACTATGCCGATGCCGCTGATGATGAAAGAGGCATGATGGTTTTAGAATGGGGCAAAGATCCTGTGTTTTACAGTTGGCCTAATCAACCAAGATATAGAGTTTATGGTTTGGGGTCAGTGCTAAACAATTCTGATGCAATGTTGCAGGAGGGTATGCATGTCAGAGTTAATTTAGATATTGATATTAGCTATGAAGAAGCAAACTTTATCAAAGAAACTTATATTAGCCAATATAAACTGCGTGAGATCACATTGATTCCACAGAAAAATACTGATTTAGAACAGTTTCAAATGCAGGGCAATGTGGCGTTTGAAAGTGTAGATCAAATAGTAACCAACCAACTCACAGCGATTACCAGTGAACATTATGATAATAATCTACTGTTAGACATTTATAGGCATCTATAGTAGTATATAGAATACAATTAATAGGTAACAATGTTAAAGATAAAAACCGTAACGGCAAAAAACTTTTTAAGCATAGGCAATAATACACAAGGCATTAACTTTGACCGCAGAGATCTAACTCTAGTATTGGGAGAAAATCTTGACTTGGGTGGTGACGATGCTGGAGCAAGGAACGGTGTTGGTAAAACCGCTATTCTAAATGCGGTAAGTTATGGGCTGTTTGGACAAGCTCTTACTAATATTAAAAAAGATAATTTGATTAATAGAACCAACAGTAGAAATATGTTGGTTACTATAGACTTTGAACACAATAGTCAACATTATAGAATTGAACGTGGCCGTCGTCCCAATGTACTTAAATTTTTTATTGGTGATCAAGAACAAGAGAGCAAGGACGATAATAGTCAAGGTGACAGCAGAGAAACACAGCATGAGATTGAAAAACTGCTGAATATGAGTCACGATATGTTCAAACATATCGTTGCCCTAAACACATATACTGAACCATTCCTTAGCTTACGTGCTAACGATCAACGAACAATTATTGAACAATTGTTAGGTATCACCGTATTGAGTGAAAAAGCTGAGCAATTAAAGGAACAAGCAAAAGTCACAAAAGATACTATTAGCCAAGAAGAAATGCGTATCAAAGCTGTGGGCGACGCTAATCTGCGCATTAAGGAACAGATAGAATCTTTGATTCGCAGGCAGACTCTTTGGCAAAACAAAAAAGATGGTGATATCAACAGTCTCCAAGCAGCCTATGATGAACTAGCTAAGATTGATATTGAAGCTGAATTAGAGGCTCATAAAAAATTAGCTGCATATAACAAATTAGCCGCTGATATATCAGATATTGATTCACATATAAAACGAGCTAAACTAGATATTACCAAAGCAGAAAAAACCGTAGATAAACTAAAATTAGAAATCACAAGTATTGAAAATCACAAATGTCATACCTGTGGTCAGGATCTACACGATAAGAAACACAAAGAAGTTTTAAAAACAAAGAAAAAAGAATTAAGTCAAGCAGAATTAGAAATTAGCTCTTTTACTGATTTATTGACAAAACTGCAATCAGATAAAACTTTACTGGGTGTGTTGGGTGATAAGCCTAAAATATTTTACGATCAAGAAAGTGATGCCTTTGAACATCGCAGTAGTATGGCCAATGTTTTAACCCAACTCACTGCTAAACAAAGCGAAGTGGATCCTTATGCAGAACAGATCAAAGAAATGCAGGATAGAGCTTTGGAAGAGATTAGTTATGATCTTATCAATGAGCTAACAAAAATCAAAGAACATCAAGAATTCTTGTTAAAACTGTTAACTAACAAGGATTCATTTATACGTAAAAAGATTATTGATCAGAATCTATCCTATCTCAACGCAAGGCTTAGCTATTATTTGGATAAGATTGGATTGCCACATACTGTAAAATTCCTCAACGATTTAACTGTAAGCATTGAAGAATTGGGTAGAGGATTAGATTTTGATAATCTGTCGCGTGGTGAGCGCAATAGATTGATATTGAGTCTAAGCTGGGCATTTAGAGATGTTTGGGAAAGTTTATATCATCCAATTAATCTATTGTTCATTGATGAGCTAGTGGATAGTGGTATGGATAGTAGTGGTGTTGAAAATGCTCTAGCTATTCTCAAGAAGATGAGCAGAGAAGGTAGTAGAAGTGTTTGGCTAGTCAGTCACAAAGACGAACTAGCGGGTAGGGTTAATAACGTATTAAGCGTGGTTAAGTCCAACGGCTTTACGGAATACGGTACCGATGTAAATGTCAGCTAATACTTTTGATCTTCAGAATATTAAAATCTTGCATCTAGAACCAACTACGGTTTGTAATGCAGCCTGTCCACAATGTCCTAGAACTTTTAAAAAGTTCACCTATGCTGAGTTATCCTTAGGTAAATGTAAGAGTTTGTTCTCGCAGCAATTTATCGGTCAATTGACTAAGATGTTTATGTGCGGTAATTATGGTGATCCAGCTGCTGCTAGAGATACCTTACAAATCTTTCAATATTTTAAATCAGTGAATCCAAATATCACCTTAGGTATGAATACCAATGGCAGTATAAGGTCACCAAAATGGTGGGGTGAACTAGCATCTGTGCTAAATGGACCTAGAGATTGGGTCACTTTTAGCATTGATGGGCTGGAGGATACCAATCACATTTATAGAATTAATACTCAATGGTATAGGATTATGGAAAACGCAGAAGCGTTTATTTCTGCGGGTGGGCAAGCGCATTGGGATATGTTGGTATTTGAACACAACGAACATCAAGTTGAGCAGGCATTAAAGTTAGCAAATAAAATGAAATTTAATAGATTTCAAGTTAAAGTCAGCAGACGTCACAAATCTACACCTATACCTTTTTTAAAACCACCAAAAAACTATAAAGATCCTGTGATAGAAAGCACCGATATTAAATGTAGAGCCTTAGCTGAACAAAGCATTTATGTTGATGCTATGGGCAAGTGGCACCCTTGTTGTTGGCAAGGATTTCAACAATCAGACTATGATTTATCAAACAGATTTAATGAATTGATACAAAGTTGGACTAATACTCCAAACAGGATTTGTAAAAATACCTGCGGCGTTAAAGACGGAAATGATAGTTTTGGCAATCAATTTCAAAAAACTATAATTCTATGACAAGATTTGATCTATTAGATACTTTTGCTTGGCTTATTGCTATAGGTGAACAGCAACGTAAAATCTACAATGGTGAATTTACTTGTAACCTAGCAACCAGCAACAAGATTGAGGATCTATATCAACGAAAGAAATATGTTTATATTGGTACTAGACCCTTGTTATTGCCTCCCAGCTTAACACAGTTATCTCAACCTTTGGATTTATGGGTGTCTAGAGATACACAGATTGTAGATAACACTGTTGATAAATTTAAAAATTGGTTACACAATACCGCCAACCTTTATCTAGGATTAGGTCAGTTTGACTATGTTGATGCTATAGATGGCAATACACAGGCTTTTGATTTATTTTACCTTCGTCATAGGAACAAACATATAAAAATATGCAAGGGTGAGTGGATTTATAATGTGCAGCAATTAGAAGCCAATAATTTCAATTGGAGTTATGTTGAGGATGTTCCTTTGGCCAAAGGTGATGCATTATTAATCAGTGCACCTTTCAGTGGGTATGGCGCCATACATCCAAACATGCAGAATTTGTTGAATCAATGTGAAGATTTGCAAATTCCTGTGTTAATAGATGCTTGCTTCAGTGTAGTGACCAGCAAGGTAGTATATGATTTTTCTAGCCCAGCTATAGAAAATATCAGTTTTGGGTGCAGTAAAATTTTTCCATTGCAAGGAGTTCCTGCTGGGATTAGATATAGTAGGCTACCCTTAAATGATTTTCAGACCATAAAATTAAAAAGAGAGTATCAGAATAGACTTAATTTTGCAGTTTTAAATAGATTTTTAGATATTCCGCAGCAAACTATAATTGACATTATCAAGCAGCGACAAACTCATTGGTGTGATTATTTTAAGTTACAGCCTTGTGATGTAGGTTATTATGGGTTAGCCAGCGATTATCTCTTAGAAGCACATAGTTATTGGGATACGATTTCTCCCAAAGCTAAGATGACAGATTACAAACCAACTATCAGTTTAGTAAGTTTAATTGAAAACCATGATTATTTTGTAAATCAACAGAAAATTTTGGGTAGCTAAACGAGGACTAATTACTTGCAAAGGAGTAGTAACATGGATACACATCAACAAATGGTAGCATTAATGGAAGCTTATATCAAAGAGCACGAAGCATTTGAGGGCAAGGGTGTAAAAGCCGCTGCCGCTAGAGCTAGAAAAGCTTTGGGTGATTTGGGTAAGTTAACCAAGCAACGCCGACAGGAAATTCAAACTAAAAAGAATGAAATGTCAGCAAAATAAATGGCAAAGGGCGTAAACGGCAAAAACAAAGGTAGCACTTTCGAAAGAAAAATTGCTAATCTTCTAAGTCAGCGTTTTGCAGAGCATCTGGGCATAACTCAAGCTTTTCGCAGAAATCCTGACAGTGGAAGTTACTTTGGTGGTACAAACACAGCTAGAACAGAAACACATAGTATGGATTATGCCATTTTTGGCGATCTTATCTGCCCTCGCAATTTTAAATTCAGTATTGAATGTAAGCATTATAAGACAGCACCAAAATTTCAAAACATCATAAATAACTCTATCACTGATTGGGACCATTGGATAAAACAGGCACAACAGGATGCACAAAACTCAAACAAACTTATGGCATTAATAATCAAATACAACAATGTAGAAGAAATAGTAATAACCGATCAACTCCTTCATGGCTCAATAACACCCTGTTTACAATATAAAGAATATTTCGTTTACAAGCTATCAAACATTTTAGATTTAGATAATAGTTTCTTTTTTAGTTTAGAATAAGCATTACATAGCAACCTTGTTTGGTCTAGGCAGCTAGACCCCCGTTGAGACTGCTGGATTTAATTGCCATTGCCGTCAGAAGAGCTCGGGTGTTGCAGAATTAGGAACTATACTCAAGGTCTGAATGATTTGGGCTCTGTGAAACAGATACATCCCAACGTTTTATTATGCTGCTGGTACGTATAATAAAGCGCCCGTTGACAATAAGCGATGCTAGAGTAGGGGGTACCGATCAACCGCCTCCGTGTTATTATAATAACAATCTCTTTATACCAGTGACTGTGCTACTCGGATGAAGCATATCATTTTTTCGCCCCTAGCGGGCGAATTGTGACTGATTAATCTGGATGAACTATTTCAACTACAATAATAGAAAAAAAATATCACTGAGCGATAGCGAAAGTGATAGACTTGCGTAGCAAGTCTTAAAAGAATGGCATTTGTGTTTTCTTTGTAACTTCCAAATGATCTTCCACAATGTCCATTATAATATTTCTCTCAGTGAGACTGAGATGCATAGCTTCGTCATAAGTGATTCCACCACGCATATACCAACAAAGTTCTAATGTTTCTTTTTTGATGGCTCTTGACTCTTTATCTAATTTATCTAGGAAGTCCGTAATGGATTCTTCGTCAGTTAAAGTCAAGAGCCTTTGACGAAAAAATTGGAGTAATCAAACTCTATTCCACTTTGGAATTCTTTTTGGCATTTACCGCAGGTAAAGGTTTCTACTTTACTACCCCCATCCTTGCTTATTGCTTGATATAGATTTTCAATGCCTGAGATTGTAGCTGCATCAGCATTTTTGTAAAAATCCAAAATAAAATCTTTGTTGTTTACGATTTCATTGTCTGGAGTTTGAATATATTCTGTACCATCAGCCAAACCTTCTAAATTCAAATCATTAACCTTTCTCATTTGCTCTTTTATAAAGTTTAACTGATCTAATTCATTGTAGTTTGATTTATTCAACTGTTCTGATATTTTTACTTCCTCAAACCTTAGGTTGTTGATTTTGTTTATAGTCTGATAGCTCTGTGGTTTCATCTTTACCTTAAGTGGACCCACATTGTGTAAGGCGGTGTAATTAGGACTTTGTATTTTTGCTAGAGAGTTTCTAAGATCAATTTGATAATTTTGAGCTTCTTTGCAGTCTGGACAAGTTACAGACAATTCCATATTGTGTCCATAGCTAGCAATTCTAATGGCTATAAAAATAGCATCTAAATCAACATTGAGCACCTGCCAAGCATTTTTGATATTTGGGATGCAGCTTTGGATGATTTCTACCACACTGCTACCGTTAATCAAAGCATCAGGTGTACGTAAAGTAATTTCGTCTCTAGAAGTCAACGGATAAACCGGTAATTCTTTAGAAATTGGCATTTCCAAACTTTCTGCTGGGTAAAATTGTCCTTCGCTGGGCAATTTCAAGTAGATCACGGGTTGTCTAAAATATTTGTGCAGAGGGTTATTGGACTTGGTTTCCATGCATTGAATCCTTATAAATAATTGATATAACATTATTTATGGGTTCAAAAAATGAATGAAGAAATTAAAGAAGCACTAGTCAAACTGCTTGAAGCTTTACAAAGTACTATGGAAAAGACAAACAAGAGTACTGGTGCTTTTGGTGATGCTTTAGACAAAGAGGCAAAGTCTCTAGAGGTGTTAACTAGAAAATATCAACGTGCCAGTAAAGGTATTGAAGAACTAGATGAAGCTATCAAAGATGGCACTGTTACTGCGAAAGATTCTCTAAAGACTGCATATGAATATGAACGTCAAATGAGACGATCTGGTCAAGTAATTGATGAAGAAACCAAACAACGTTTAGCCAGCATTAAGAGTCAAGCCTTAAAAGATATGGCCATAACTGGATCATTAAATGCTTTTGAAGGAATGTTTAAAGGTGCGGTGGATCTCGTTATCAGTGCTACTAAGACAGTGGTATCAGAACTTCAAAATAATGGTAATGCATTTTCAATGACTTCAAAATTATTAACAACCGGATTAGAAAAAACCCACCAGTCAGCGCAGACTTTTAGTAAAGGTCTTCAAAGCATGGGTTCTTTACTGATGATGTCATCAGCCGCCGGCGCGGCCGGTGCCGCTACTGCCGTTACAGGAGGTATCCTATACGGATTAGGTGGTGCAGCAGAATACGCCTCTGAAAAAGCAAAAGAACTTGCACAATTTGGTGTTGAAGTATTAACTACTGAAATATTAAAAACAATAACAACATTTAATGAAATCAGTAGGGTTGGAATAATTTTTGGCAACGGTATGGGTGCATTATCACAAGAAATTACCAAAGCAGGTGTTGACTATAAAGTATTTTTTGACGCATTAAAAGGATCAGCAGCTGATTTGGTCATGATTGGTGGCAATGCTGGCGCTGGTGCTCTAAAGGTTAGTGAGACATTTGGCAAAATGAGTATTAACGTTAGAGAAAGTCTAAAGCGATTAGGAATTTCTACTGAAGACCAAATACAAGGCACAGCAGAGTATCTTGCAATATTGTCTAGAGTAGGAAAACTAGAAAGTAAAACTGCTATACAATTAAGCGATGAAACTGAAGCATATCTAACCAATTTACGAGTAATATCTAGTTTAACCGGGGAAGATGCTAAAAAACTTCAAGAACGAGCTCGTGACGCTTCTGCTCAATTTGCTGTCCAAGGTAAATTGAATGAATTAGGAGCTACTGCCGCTACCAAATTTGGTGATGCTGCTTCATTGGTTGGTGCAAAATTAGGGAAAAGCGGAACATTAGCACTTCAACAGATTCTTGTGGCTGGTCGGATAACTAATACACAAATTGCCACAGCATATGAACAAGTGCCTGAACTGATGCAAGCTATGCAACAATATATAGCTGATGTTAAAGATGATAGAATAACGTCAAAACAGGCTAGAGAAAATTTTCAAAAGGCTATATCAAATCCTGCATTAGCTCAAAGACTACAAAGCTTATCTCAACTATTTGGTCAACCAGGATTACTGATCAATAAATATGTTGAAGAATCTGAATCGTTAGCTATGGCTCAGAGGGCAGCATTTAGTGCTACCGCAAAAGGATTTTTAGATGCTAGCCAAACAGCAGAAGAGCAAAAAAATACCACTGATAAGTTAACTAATAGCGTAGTGAAAGCTAGTACGGCCTTTGAAGGTATGCAGGCTGCATTACAGCAACATCTTTATAATCCAATTGCATATTTTGCAAACGCAGCAATCTCAACTACTGATGGAATGGTAAAGAAAATTGATGACGCTTTAAAAGCTTTGGGGTATGGTGTTCCTAAAGCACCACCTATTACACCTGCCCCTGAGGGAAGATTACAAGTGCCTGGATTTACACCTAGACAATTACCACTACAAGCATTGGGTGGCATAGTTAATTCACCATCTATTGCTGGCGAAGCAGGACCAGAAGCTGTGGTTCCACTGCCTGATGGTAGATCTATACCAACTAATTTAGACTTATCACCGTTGGTCAGCGTTTTACAGCAGCAGGTTACTATTTCCAGTGAAATGTTGGATGAACTAAGAGATACAAAATATGTACAAGAAAAGATATTGACGGCAACCATGTAAAATGATAAATATCTTACTGAGAGATCACCTATGAGTTGGAAAAAATATTTTAGAACAGCTAACGTAACTGGAGCAGTGAGCCCAATTAATGGCAGCAATGCTCCACAATTTGGTTACAAAAATTATCAAAGCAATTTACCAGAAGTTTACATTGGTCATCCAAATCGCATAGAACGATATAATCAATATGAACAAATGGATATGGACAGCGAAGTTAATGCTGCTCTAGATATTCTTGCTGAATTTAGCACTCAACGCAATGAAGAAAATGGCACTAGTTTTAGCTTTTATTGGCGTGAAAAACCCACTGACAACGAAATTAATATTATACGTGAGCAATTAAATCAATGGGTAAACCTTAATGAATTAAACAAACGTACATTTAAGATTTTCCGTAATACCATTAAATACGGAGATCAAATTTTTATCCGTGACCCAGAAACATTTAAATTGTTTTGGGTTGAGATGAGCAAGATTACTAAAGTTATTGTAAATGAGGCTGAAGGTAAGAAACCTGAACAATATCTAGTTAAAGATCTTGCGCCAAATTTTATGGACTTAACGGCTACACAGATAAACACCAACGATATCAGTGTTAATCATCCACAGGTTGGTGGATCCAACGGTGCTTATATTCAACCAAAAACACCTTACAGTGGTGGTTCACGTTTTAGTCAAGCACAGAATGAAACAGCAATTAATGCAGAACACATTGTACATCTAAGTCTCACTGAGGGATTAGACTTTAGTTGGCCGTTTGGTAATTCAGTATTAGAGAATGTGTTTAAAGTTTTCAAACAAAAAGAATTGTTGGAAGATGCTATTATCATTTATCGTGTGCAACGTGCACCAGAACGTAGAGTATTTAAAATTGACGTAGGTAACATGCCTAGTCATATGGCTATGGCTTTTGTTGAACGAGTTAAGAACGAGGTACATCAACGTAGAATACCAACTCAAACTGGTGGTGGTCAGAATATGATGGATGCTACCTATAATCCATTAAGTACAAACGAAGACTTTTTCTTCCCAGTCACTGCTGATGGAAGAGGATCCAGTGTTGAACCATTACCGGGTGGGCAGAATCTAGGTGAGATCACAGACTTACATTTCTTCACAAATAAATTGTTTAGAGGATTACGTATTCCAGCTAGCTATTTGCCAACTGGTATGGATGATGGTACTAGCAATCCAAACAGTTTTGCTGATGGACGAGTTGGTACAGCATTAATTCAAGAATGGCGGTTTAATCAATACTGTATGCGTTTACAGCGTATGGTGTGTGAAAAATTAGATCATGAATTTAAACTTTTCCTACGTTGGCGCGGTATTAATATTGACGGCAGTTTGTTTGAATTACAGTTCAATGAACCACAAAACTTTGCCAGCTATAGACAAGCTGAATTAGATACAGCACGTATTGGAAGCTTTACGTCATTAGAACAATTCCCATATCTCAGCAAGCGATTCTTGTTAACACGTTACTTGGGTCTAACTGAAGAAGAAATGGCAGATAATGAGCGTATGTGGGCTGAAGAACAGGGTGATACAGAAAAAGCGCCAGCGCAAGATGCAAGTCTGCGTAGTGTTGGTATAAGTCCAGGTGGGTTAGCCAGTGACTTAGAAGCTGCTGTACCACCAGAATCAGTTGAAGGTCCAGCACCTGGAGCAGAGGTAGGCGCAGCCCCAGCGACTCCAGGTGGTACAGAAGCAGGAGCAGCACCAGTTTTATAAAAAATTGATTAAATAAAGCTATGAATTTATTAGAATTATACAGCCCAACACCCCACGGTTATCGTAGTGAAAAAGAAGATAACACAGTTTTACGTTTGGATGACACACGTAAAACACGGCTGAATTTTGATAGATTAAACCGTTTACGCATGATGAATGATGTGCGTAAATTAGAAAATGAAAAGAAGTTAGAGACTCTTTCTGACCAATACAAAATCCCCGCACAGCCAGCTGGCGGACTTTGATCCCATAGTTTTTTGACTGAATTCGTCAAAAAACCCCCTTAATAACACCATTTTTTGAATCTTCCTGTAAATACTACTACAGAAAGATTCACTGTACATTTTTTTAAAAGGATACAAAAATGTCAAAATACGAGCAATTAATAGAATACATTATTAATGATCAAGAGGATAAAGCACGTGAATTGTTTCACAGCATTGTTGTGGAAAAATCCCGTGAGATCTACGAATCATTAATCGACGAGGAAGATCTAGCAGAAGTTGGTGGCAACGAAGTTGAAGAACTAGTTGACGAAATCAGCACTGACGAAGAAGGAATGGAAGAAGCATACCATTCAGAAGAAGAAGATATGGACGAAGCAGCTGAAGAAGATGCTGAGGACATGGATGAAGCTGATGACTCAGAAGAAGATATGGACGCTGAAGATGAAGCTGGCGAAGTTGATATGGATGCTGAAGTTGAAGTTGATGATGAAATGGGCGGCGATGAAGAACCAGCTACCAAAGGTGACATCATGAACATTGAAACAGCATTAGCTGATCTTCAATCCAAATTTGATGAACTAATGGCTGATGAAATGAATGAGCCAGAGCACGCAGATATGGGCGATGACATGGCAATGCCAGGTGACGACATGGGTGCTGATGAGGGCGATGAAATGGCAGAAATGGGAATGATGCCTACCATGGAAGCTAAGAAAGATAAAAAGGAAGAAATGCTGAAGGACAAGAAGGACGCCAAAAAAGACGCCAAAAAAGACAAAAAGAAAATGACTGAGTCTGAATGGATTCGTGAATATGTTGAGAAGTTAGGCGACATTTATTCACAGGAACCAGCTAAAGGTGAAGGTCATGAAGTTGGCGAAGGTGGCACAGTAGCAGTGGATAAACAAAGCATTGTCGCTGGCAAGAACGATATGGGTGGTACTGCTAAGAATCTAAACCAAGGTGATAAGGGTGAAGATCCAGATGGAAAGCCAACTCCAAAGCCACACAATGAGTACACCAAAGGCGAAGGCAATCTTCCAGGTGCTGGAAAGTTCCAAAACGTTCCAGGTGCTAATGCAGGCAAAAGCAGCTACAAGAGCAAGGCTCCAGCTGCTAAGACTGCAGAAGTATCAAACACTAACAAGAAAAGCCCATTGGCCAAATAAGGGACAAACTGAGTGTCGGATACAATAGCTTACGTATATAAATGGACTCACATACCATCACTTAGGTGGTATGTGGGTTCTCGTACAGCTAAAGGATGTCACCCAGGTGACGGATATATCTGCTCCAGCAAATATGTCAAACCATTAATAATGGAAAGTATTAATGAATGGAAAAGAGATATAATCGCAACTGGTAGCCCAAAGGACATGTATGATCTTGAAACAGAGATATTGCGGTTATTTGACGCTAAGAATGATGCCCGAAGCTTAAACAGACACAACAACGATGGCAGGAGTGTTAATTTTGGGTCGCTACGCTCTAAAGAAACCAAAGCAAAGATATCACGAAAGCTCTTAGGTAAAAAACAGAGTCTAGCTACTAGAGTTAAAAAATCTAAAGCGTTTTCTGGTTCAGGAAATAGTTTTTACGGTAAGCAGCATAGTGAATATAGTAAAAATTTAATATCAAAAAAACTTATAGGGAGAACTGTCCCACTGGAAGTTAAGAAAAAGATATCAATGACCCTGACAGGTAGATCAAGAGACGAGGGAGTTAAAAGCAAGATATCAGTGTCTCTTTTACAATTACCCAAAACGCAGTGTCCGCATTGTTTAAGGTCGTTCAAACCTGCGCAGTTTGGAAGGTTCCATGGTAAAAAATGTAAGGAAAATAGAGATGGTCTTTAAAACTACTCTTACTGAACATTTGTCATATGATGCGGCTAAAATGGAAATTTTGTCCGAGGACTCATCAGATGGTAAAGGTAAAACCTTGTATATGAAAGGGATCTTTATTCAAGGTGGAGTAAAAAATGCTAATCAGAGAGTTTATCCGGTTGATGAAATTAAACGCGCCGTTGATAATATGAACAATCAATTGAGAGATGGGTATAGCATCCTGGGTGAGTTAGACCATCCTGATGATTTGAAAATTAACTTGGACCGTGTATGCCACATGATTACTGACATTCATATGGACGGACCTAATGGAATTGGAAAGCTCAAGATACTTCCAACACCAATGGGCCAATTAGTGGACGTGATGTTAAAAAGCGGAGTTAAGTTAGGAGTTAGCAGCAGAGGTAGTGGCAATGTTAATGAAGGATCTGGACACGTCAGTGATTTTGAAATTGTCACAGTTGACATTGTTGCACAGCCTTCAGCACCAAACGCATATCCTAAAGCAGTATATGAAGGTTTAATGAATATGCGTGGTGGTCATAGAGTGTTGGAAATGTCACGTGATTCATTAACGGATCAACGTGTACAAAAGTACTTGGCTGAGGAAGTAAAACGCCTCATCAAAGATTTGAAAGTTTAATCAATGAGAAATATGTTTTCAAGTAAGACCATTAAAGGAGATGTCAAATGACATTAGATGCACTAAAACCACTAGTGGACAGCGGCATCATTAATGAAGAAACCAAGACTGCAATCAATGAGGCTTGGGAATCTAAGTTAAATGAAGCTCGTGAGCAAATTCGCACAGAAATGCGCGAAGAATTTGCAGGTCGCTACGAACACGATAAAGGTGTTATGGTTGAGGCTCTAGACAAAATGGTCACAGAGAGTCTGCAAAGTGAACTACGTGAATTCGTCGAAGAAAAACAGCAGCTGGCAGCAGATCGTGTGCGTTTTAACAAACACATGCAGGAAGCAGCCGGCAAATTTGATAGCTTCCTAGTGTCAAAACTAGCTGAAGAAATCAAAGAGCTGCGCGAAGATCGTAAACTTTCCAAAGGTGCAACACAGCGTTTGGAACAGTTTGTGATTAGAGCATTGGCTGAGGAAATTCAAGAGTTTGCTAAGGACAAACAGGATGTGGTTGAGACTAAGGTCCGTTTGGTCAGTGAAGCGAAAGCTAAATTGACAGAGCTACAAAAGCAGTTCGTAGCTCAAAGCGCAAATCTTGTTAAAGAATCTGTGGGCAAGAATCTAGCAGCTGAATTGACTCAATTAAAAGAAGATATCAAAATTGCTCGCGAAAACAATTTTGGTCGTCGTATTTTTGAAACCTTTGCCAGTGAATTTGCTATTACTCACTTAAATGAGAACAGCGAACTTGCAAAAATGCGCAAGGAAATCGAAGCTAAGGATCAGCTAATCGCAGAAGCCAAAAAGGCTGAAGCAGAGAAAGCTACTTTGGTAGAGTCAAAAGACCGTGAGATTCGCATGATCAAAGAATCACAGGAGCGCAAACAAACTCTTGACGAGTTGATGAAGCCTCTAAACAAGGAGAAACAGTCTGTAATGATGAGTCTTCTTGAGAATGTTCAGACTCCAAAGTTGAAGTCTGCATTCGAAAAGTATCTACCAGCAGTTCTTAATAATTCTGCCGCACCAAAAGCCGAAAAGCAGGTGCTGTCTGAATCACGTAAAGAAGTAACTGGTGATAAATCTGCTAAGGTCAGCGTTGAAACCGATCACACTAACGTGATTGAGATTAAACGTTTAGCAGGGCTAAAATAACCCTAAATAGGAGAGAAAGTAAATGACACAAGCACTATTAGAAGGCCGTTGGGGCGAAACAAAAGATGCCCTGCTAGAAGGTCTTAACGGTTCACGTAGAACCACAATGGGTGTGATCCTAGAGAACACCCGCAAGCACTTGGCTGAAAATGCAACTGCAGGATCAACCAGCGCTGGCAACGTTGCAACACTAAACCGCGTGATCCTTCCAGTGATCCGTCGTGTTATGCCAACCGTTATTGCTAACGAAATTGTTGGCGTGCAACCAATGACTGGTCCAGTGGCTCAGATCCACACACTGCGAGTTCGTTATGCAGAAACAACTAACGCAACTGCACCAGCTCCATTTAATACCAGCACTACAGCAGGCGACGAGGCCCTAAGCCCATTTAAAATCGCTACTGCTTACTCTGGTAGCTTGACAACTGGTCGTGCTACTTCAACTAGCGCACTAGAAGGTGTACCAGGTCGTAAGATCAACGTGCAAATTCTAAAGCAGGTCGTTGAAGCTAAGACTCGTAAATTAAGCGCACGTTGGACTTTTGAAGCTGCTCAAGATGCACAGAGCATGCACGGTCTTGACATTGAAGCTGAAATTATGGCAGCACTAGCACAGGAAATTACTGTTGAAATTGATCAGGAAATCCTAGGCTCCCTGCGTAGTCTTGCAGCTACAGACTTTGCTTACGATCAGGCCGCTGTTTCAGGTACTGCAACATTCGTTGGTGATGAACACGCTGCTCTTGCTGTTCTTATCAATCGTGCTGCAAACTTGATTGCTCAGCGTACACGTCGTGGCGCAGGTAACTGGGCCGTTGTTAGCCCAGCTAGCTTGACTGTACTACAAAGCGCAACAACTTCAGCTTTTGCTCGTACAACTGAAGGCACTTTTGAAGCACCAACAAACACTAAGTTCGTTGGTACACTGAACGGTGCAATGCGTATTTACGTAGACAGCTATGCTAACGATAGCCAAGCAGTTCTAGTTGGTTACAAAGGTAGCAGCGAAGCAGATGCAGCAGCATTCTACTGCCCATACATCCCATTGATGAGCAGCGGTGTTGTGCTGGATCCAAGCACCTTCGAACCAGTCGTTGGCTTTATGACAAGGTACGGATATGTGGAGCTCACTAACACCGCATCCAGCCTTGGCAATGCGGGCGACTATGTCAGCGAGATCAGTGTTTCGAATCTATCATTTCAATAAAATTACTGACAGCAGTAATAGTAATAAACAAGAAACCCACTTCGGTGGGTTTTTTGTTGACTTCTATCCATTTTAATATATACTATTAGTAACTTTAAATGTTGTGGGGTCAAGATGAAAGAAAAAATTTTACAGCTTATAAAAGATAAACCAAAGCACTTCGCTAAATTGGTAAAAAATAATAGCGAATTAATGCAATGGGTAATGAATAATAGTTGCGTTAGCTCAAATAATATTTCAGAATTAATTTATAGTGCATTAAGCAAACAGAACAATATTTGCACACATGGTAAAATTAAAAAATTTAATTCAATTAATGAAGGATATAGATTTTGTGGTCATGCTAGCAATTGTATTTGTGCCGCTGCTTCAGTGAAAGAAAAGGTTTCTATAACCAAAAGTAATTACTCTGATTTAAAGCGTAGTCAAATAAATGAAAAACGAAAAACAACCACTATAAAGAAGTACGGAGTAACCAACAATGCACAAACCGCAAAAGCCAAACTAAAGCATGCTGAATATTATTCTTTGTTGCCAAGGAAGATCAAAAAACCAAAGTTAACTAGCTTTCAAAGACTCAATGAAAAATATAAGAACACAGCTAATATAGTATTCGTAACAAATGAAACTGAGTACAAAGGAGTCAGCAACCAAGTATATTATAAATTCAATTGCTTAACATGTGGAACAATTTTCAATGATTATATCGATAACGGTCATGTACCTAAATGTAAAATCTGTAATCCATATGTTCCATCTTATACCAGCAAACAAGAAACAGAGGTATTTGATTATGTTCAATCTTTGGTAGGTAATAGCGCGAAACAGTCAGATAAAAGCATAATTAACCCGTACGAATTAGATATTGTAATTGCAGAACACAAAGTCGCAATAGAATACTGCGGGCTTTATTGGCATTCTGAGGCCTACAAGTTAGATAAAAATTATCACTTGAAAAAATTGAGGCTATGTAACGAAAAGGGATACAGGCTTATAACTATATTTGAGGACGAGTGGTTACAGTCTAAAGAAATTGTAAAAAGCAGATTGAGAAATATTTTAGGGGCAGATCAAAAAATTTATGCAAGAAAATGTCAAATTAAAAAAATAACAATAAATGAAGCCAAAGAGTTCATCGCACAGCATCACATACAAGGTCATGCCATAGCAAAAATTGCATATGGTTGTTTCTTTGAAAATACATTAGTAGCGGTTATGACCTTTGGTGTTCCTAGATATGATAAGAAGATAGAGTATGAATTAATAAGATACTGTAGTTCTGCTACGGTGGTTGGGGGTGCTAGTAAACTATTCGCTGCTTTCTGCAAAGAGTTTACTCCAAAGTCAGTGATATCTTATTGTGATATGAGATGGGGTAACGGTAACTTGTATAAAAAGTTACAATTTGTTCAAGATGGAGACATTAGAGGTCCAGGGTATCATTATACAGATTTTACCAAACGATATCATAGATCTAAATTTACTAAAAAGAAAATTGCCACAACAGAAAATAACAGTAAAACGGAACATCAAATCATGCGGGATCGAAGTATGTATAGAATTTGGGACTGTGGGCAAACGAAATGGATCTATACTACCAATGACTAAATTTAATTACGCTCGCTGGCACGGTGATAATTGTAAAACAAAAAATCTATAAGTTATACAGCAGATTTCACAGCATCTAAATCTTTAACAAAATTTATATGGTCAGCAGACTCTGGCATACTTTGCCATTCCTCTTCCTCCACATTTTTTGTAATTAGAATTTCATAATCGTGTCCATTGCCCTTAAACAAATTCACACTGTGAAATCCTGCCGCACCGTTAGCAGCTTTTAGAATAGCTTCTGCCAACGCAGTCAATGCTGATTTCTCTCCTGCGATCACAGCACGTTGTTTAACATCACTGCTAGCATAAATTTCCAACCTTGATCTGCAAATCATACTAAATCCTGTAATTTAAATTTCTTATGTTTAAACACTGTAACATATTCGCTGTTGTTTTTATAGCCTAATTTGCCCGTTCCCCAGATTATGGGATGATCATGAAAACTTATAGCATGCGGTATCACCACATCCAAATATCTACCATTACCAGTGCCTAACGTAACAAAGGTAATATATTCTTTGGGTTTACTTTTAAATACGCGATAGTTTGCTACCAACCCACAAAATTCAACTTGACCAGGTTTACGGATTTCATTACAGATTGGTACAAAGCGTTGTGATTGCCATTTGCCAAATTTCATTAGGTCTTCTAATTCTCTGCCTTCAGTCACAGCAGGCACGGCGCCAGCCAATTTAGCTTCCTGCCAATATACCCAATGTGCATAGGAGCCTTGACAGTGTTTGAGAGCTGCTTGCCAAAATGCTTTTGGGTTATGTGCTTTTTGATAAGCTAGAGCCCAAATCAATCTTCCTAAGTTTATAGCATGTGCGCGACAAAGACCAAAGTGACTAAGTTCTTTTAATGCCAGCATAACATCATCCTTACGGGGGTGATTACCCACCAGCTGCAAAAACTCATACATTTTTTCTTCGTTCTTTTTAGCAAATGCACGACGCCACATATCAGCTTCATATTGATCACAGTTCAGTATAGTGCTAATTAGTTCAATAGCATCATCTTCAAACACTATAGTGTCCTGTAGTCCATCCTTACTCCAATCTTGAAAAAAGCTGGCTCTACGTCTTCCCTGTGTGGCCACAGGACGAACCAGTGCTGTGGCTAGAGTGCAGTCACTTTTACATTGTAGCTTAATAGCTCTAAACAGTCTTTTCATTGCTGGGCTTTCGCCCTGTGTTACACCTAATATATCACCTCTGCTGAGTAAGGCACTGGTTTTAGCATCATGTTCAGGATAATCGCTGAGAGATTTATCGCTGATCTCCCAAAGTTGACTTAGCCCTCTGTTTGCAAGAATATCAATTTTAAAATGTTCTAAATCTTCAATTTCATATTTGTCTAATAGAATTTGATTTTCTGCATTGATAAGACTTTTGGGTACAGCTCTATCAAAAATTAGAATGCCACCACAGTGTTTAGATATACAGCGTTTTTTGCCTAATAGTTTATTAGCCAGACGTTTAGCATCATCAACAAAATCTTTTTCTAACACATCCTCCAATTTAAAGTTTCTTTTTAATGTGCCTTTAGCGCCATAACGTTTAGCTGCTTCACGCAGAGCTGATTTTTCCTTGTAAGTAACATAGTTACTGACTCTAGCACTTTGACCACGCCAGCGATTAAAGATTCTTTTCATCACAGTTTCTTGTTGCCAATGGGGGAAATCCAAATCAATGTCTGGCAAGTCATCGCGTTTTGGGTTCATAAATCGTGATAGTGGTATGCGTTCTTGTACTGGGTCAATATCTGATATACCCATTAGATAACAGATTAAACTGCTGCCAGCGGAGCCGCGTGTGATGTGTGGAATATCTTTGGTGAGATCTAATATTTCTCTAACTCTGAGAAAGTGTTTGCTAAATCCCAGTTTTGCTATTAGTTCTAATTCTTCTGCTAGTCTTGTGTTATATTCTTTTGTGTCTGGTATTGTTCTAGTAAATTTGCCAATTAAAGTTTCCAATTCTTTATATCTAGTTTCCATGATGTTCCCTTGTGTGCCATAATATCATATTTAAGAGTTTTGAGCAGTTGGTTTACCAAATTTTCTGTTCAATTTGATTTCAACGTTGACAAAAAATCCCGTTTACCGCTACAATATAGAATGGTGATGATAAAACTACCTCAGCAATTTGATAACTGTCCAAAACCATGGCAGAATATGATCACACATCTACAAAATGGATCTAATGATGCTGTACCTGATAGAATCATACAACGATCTCTGCATCAGTTTAAGGCCAGTTTATCGAACAATGATATATTAGTATTCAAAGATGAAGAATATTATCTACTTTGGGTGTTGAAATGGACATAATTGTTCACCCTAAATTCCTTGAAGCGACCTACGACATGGGTTGGTTTAGGATATTAAATTTTGAATTACATCATATTCTAGATTGGGCACAACAACAATCTGATCTTTACACTGTTCATAGTGACGGAATGATATTTTGTAAAACTCCGGAAGCAAGATCCTTATTCCTGTTGAGATGGTTATAAACCCAGGAGATAAAGATGTTTATAAAAACCCAAGCATTGAATGAGACCATACAACATCAAAGAGAAATAGATGCTATGGAATGGGATATTATGGAAAAATATCGAGTAGATTGGATAGAGGTAAGGATATCCTGGAAAACTTCCTGGAATGAAGCTTGTGCCTGGGCTCTAGAACAATTTGGCTTGCCTGGTGATCGTTATGTTACAAACCCCAGTGCCGATAGCATGACCTTTTTGTTTCGGCACCGTGAAGATGCAGTATTGATGATCCTGAGGTGGTCTTGATTGCTATACATATAGTGAATTATCCAAGATTTATGACAGAATTGGTTAAAGCTAGACGACACCTGTATCCTGATCTAGGGCAACGTTTGACATCAAATAAGTTCAAACATCTTATGAAATCTAGTTTTGATCTCGATGTGGAAGTGCATACCAGCGATTTAACGGGAGTATTCTATCTCAGTGAAGAAGATGCTGTATTGTTTGTATTGAGATGGTCATAATGTTCATACATTATTACGATAGAAAAACAGGTAAGGACTCACGAAGTTATGAACAGGAATATTCATATGCATGTACCTTTTATATCCCTTATGATCCTAAATTTACTGAAATGAAAACTTGGGTAACTAATACCTATAAACCCTGTGATTATCGGGGCAGTGTAGATTGGGGAGAGTTATTCTTTGCCAAACAAGAACATGCTGCCTTGTTTCTACTGAGGTGGTCGTGAGTACAGATATTTCACATCTAAAGCATCAAGTTACAGTGGGTGAAATTGCATGGTGGGATGCTGAAGATTGGTGTGAAGAAAATATTGGGCCGCATATAGAGACCTGGTACAAGCTAGGTATTGATATAGCAGCAGCCACCAGTGACGATAAGAGTACCACTTGGTATTTCAAAGATCAACAGCAACTTACGATATTTTTATTGAGGTGGGCATGAAAAACAAGATTTCTAACTGGACCTTAAATAGGCCGCCACCACAGCCACCTAACTTAGAGTTTTTATCGGGAGAACTTGATAATTCTAAAAAAATCCTTCAAAATTATCCATATTGGGTCAGTGTGCAGGGTGGCAAATTCTCAGAGCGTATTGAGCGTTTGAAAAAAATTGAACTTTGGTTGGAGGAGAATAAGATTGACTATTATCCTGGATTAAACCGTTATTATTTCTCTAATCAAATGGATGTCACCATGCTTTTATTGAGGTGGTCATGAGCTTTGAATCTGTGTTTATCTTATCTAAAAAGCTAACATTTGAAGACGTAGAGTGGTTACAAAACTGTGGTTACCAGGTAGAAGTTGATTACGAAACCATAGATGTTACTACATCTTTTGCTACAAACAAAGTGATGATTCCAAAAGATATCATAGCAAGAATTTATTGCAACAGCATGGAAAAAGAAACGGTTTTAAGATTAAAATATGGTGATGATTTACATTTAGTCAATACCATGTATAGAACAGAAATATAAATGTCAAATATGAAATCTTGGCAGGATATTTTACACGGCGTTAAGAAAGACCAACTTGTAACTATGTGGGCACCTCGCGGTTCAGGTAAAAGTAGTGCATTAGAATCCTGGTTGGAACAAACCCGCGATAATTTTAAAATGATAGATCAAGGACAGGTTGATGGCAAACCTTGGTACACTGTGCGGTGCGGATCTAATGTCAGCAAATGGGTGCGCACACAAGATAGTCATCAATGGAGCCACACAAGTGAAGTAAACATCTTTGGTGATATTTATGATATTAGCGATGAACTCTATACACTAATGATCTTAAAGTTTTCATGAAACGATATTATAATAAATCCGTAACTCCACATTGGCATTGTGTTACCCTTGAAGGTCATTCCTACGAAGTCTATACTTGGTTACAGCGATATGATGGCGTAGGAAGATTTTATATTCCAAGTTGGAATTTTATACGTAATAAATTTTACTTTGAATACCCAGAAGATGCCAGCATGTTTATTTTGAAATGGATGAAATAATATGGCCAATACCATAGAACTAAGTCAAGAAGAATGGCAAAATATCAAATCAAAAATACAGGAGGAATATGGCCCAAATATTTTATTAATATCCTGGAAGTTAAAAAGAACCTTAGGGTTTACCCTGCGGCATCATCAAACCTATGTAGATGATGGCGATTATGGCAGTGGTTGGGTAACAAAATGTATGCTGGATTTCTACGACGATGAATTGGAAACGGTATTTAGGTTAAAATACCTATGAAATATCAAGTCATCCATAAATCTAAACGCTGTTTAATAGTTGACATTGATCGTAATAGCTATGCAAATTCTTGGTTAGATCTCATGCAGATGCCAGAAGAAGATATAGAAATGATTACAAATTGGGTTCATACCAATAAATTTGGCAGGAGAACCGCATGGAATGAATGGACCTTAAACTCTGACCAAGCTGTTACGACTTTTGTTTTAACTTGGCATCAACGAGAAATGTAAATAATATTATGAAACCATCTACCAGTTTAGAACGTTTTACGTTTCAAAAAGACAGTTATTTGAAACGCAGAGCAGAAGAGGGTAAAACTCCTGAAAACGACAGTGAGGTCGCAGCTCAACTTGAGTTCTATCAAAAAATAATAGTTCAAAGGCAGGAAAATTTAAAAGATCCGCAATGGCAACATAATAATTTAGAATGGGATTTAATTACCTCAGAAGAATTGGTTGCCAAAGTTAGGGCTAGTCAAATTTATGCTCAAAATTTATATGCAGCATTATGTAATAATGAATTTATTGTAGCTGACGGTTTTGAGATTTTAAAGAAAAATACTTGGAGTTGCAGTTGGCGCAGTGCTGGCGGCATCATTGCAGATATGCGCGGAGAGGGTGATTATATAGATTGGTATTGCAGCGGAATTAAAGGTTCCGATGAAGAACTAATCAAGGATGCATACCAAAGGGTGTCTGTGGGTGAAGGTGAAGTAACTAACGAAGTTTGTAATGATATTCAAAATTTAGGATGGGTTTTAAAACCCAACTGGTTATAAAGAAGAAAACTATGAATACAACAGTATATAGAAGCGCAGATGGTGTAATTGATGCAATGAACCGCGTCTACTTTCAAATGATGTTGGCCGTATTAACAAGTTTGGTTGTAGCGGGAGTGGTTAGTAACAGCCCAGTATTACTCACATTTTTCTTTACTGGAATTATGAAGTGGATCACTATATTTGCTCCACTGGCCTTTATATTCATAATTCCACTGGCTATGGCCAGTGCGCAGGATAAAGGTATGGCTATGATGTTGCTGCATGCCTTTGCTGCCATAATGGGATTGAGTATGGGTGCAATATTTGCAGTCTTTACCTTAGGCAGTATAGTATCAGCATTTATGGGTGCGGTAATTCTATTTGGAGTTATGAGCCTATACGGATATCTAACCAAACGTGATTTGCAAAGTTTTGGTCAATTTTTATTTGTAGGATTGATTGCTATTGTAATTGCCAGTATTGTAAATGTCTTTATTGGTAATAGTTTAGCAGCAACAGTGATTAGTGCAATTGCAATTTTGGTATTTGCTGGTCTCACAGCTTATGATACACAGCGTATTAGACAGGAAGTCTCAGTGGAAAACAACGGCGTACCAGAAATTATGGGAGCCTTGACATTATATCTAAATTTTGTTAATATATTTGTAAATCTACTTCAACTATTTGGAATTAAGGAAGATTAATGAGATCAAATTATTGGTCATGCAGTAAATTTGCTGATTGGCTCAGAGGTACCAATAAGCTAGTAGCAGGTACGGGTGACGAATGGGAGGATTGGAACAAAACATCCAAAGCTGCTCATCCGCTGCGTTATTGGTTGGCTGAAGAGGGGTTGGACAAAATTCAGAACATAATTAATTATATTCCAGACAAATTATATGCGGTCAAATATTATATTAACAATCGTTGGGTCACTCGCACACATGCTCTTACTGCCCACACAAGGGATATTACTCGTGGTCAATGGTGTGATGTGGGATATCGTTTTCTTCCCTGTCTTTTTAATGAACTTGTGGATTTTGTGGAAATTGAACAGGCCTGGCACCATGTAATGTGGGATAAGGAAGCTCGTAAAAAGTACAAAACTCCATGGTGGGGTATAGGTTGGTTTCGTTGGCGTACTTGGCGTTGTCCAGAAGCTGGAATTGAATATCTAAAATGGGCTATGAGTCTCAAAGCTGATGAAAGCTGGGGAATGTCACCTGGTGACAAAGGCTATGGTGAACCTACACATCAAGCTTTAGCAGCCAAAGAAATCTTTGAACTTTATACTTGGTGGAAAGAAGTATATTCAAATCGTCCAGATGCTATGGATGCCAGTGGATGGACTGCGGCATGCGAGAAAAAGCGCGAGTCTGGCGTGGGATTTTTGTCTGATACCAAAGATCCTGAATTGAAAAAGGAAGAACAAAAAGCTCTAAAACTTTTGCGTAAGATTGAAGCTGCTTACGAAAAAGAAGAAGATGAAATGCTGATTCGTTTGATTAAAGTTCGTAGGAGTCTTTGGACCTAATAATATGATTGAAATACTTATCCTAGCGTTTTTTGCATTAATTTGGATCTTTTGGCAGCAATACAGTGAACACCAAAAAATTCAACAACAAATAGAGTCTACCATTAAGGAAAAGCTATTGCCAGTAAGTGTAGAAGTTCATAATGGTATTACATATTGGTTTGAAAGTGAGACTGATAGATTTATCGCCCAAGGTGCAACAGATAATGAAATCATAGCGGATGTTAAGACAAGATTTCCAAACAATATCTTTGTTTTGCCAAACGGTACAGCACTATTTGCTCCGTTGTGGAAACCAACCAAAATGATAGAAGTTGACAAATAATATCAAATTCTGTATAATATTGATTTACAATATCGCATAGGATTAACTATGAGTATGCATTTGGTTCCGCCATACCTCAGCACTACCGGTAAACGCAAGTCAAAACGCAAATATCGCACTGCCGATGGTGCACGTAAGGCACGTGATCTCGATGAAAGTTGGCAAGCTTTGTTGCAGGAGCACGGTGTAAAACCCACTCCTAAACGTAGTAAGAAGCCAGAGTATAGTTCTGCACGTATTCCAGATTATCGTAACTATCGTGGTGCAGACCAGCCACGAATTCCCAGTCTTGCGTTTAGCGGTGATGCTTGTGCTCGACCAGCTGATAAGGTTTATTCGGGAGGCAACATTTTGGGCATAGGTACGCTGCATAAAAGTAATGCTGTACCTATATTCAGTTCAGAAGAAGCCAAAGACATTGCTAAAATGCGCCGCTGATGTTTTATTTTGAAATAAAATATCCTGAGGGAACAAAGTACTTTTATCATGGCAAAGATTGGTCCCGAGGACAACGTGATCTTTGGCAAAGGGCACATAGAGTATGGCACGAAAAAGAACACGAAATTGTTTGGGCGAAAAACAGGCTCAGCGATAGCCAAACAACACCGGTGAATATGGAAGAGTTCTTTTTAGTAAAACTAAGCGCAGTAGAGTTTAAATTTAGGTAAATAGTTTACTTAAAAATAGGAGAAACAGTGGCCAAAGAAGAAGCAATGAAGATGACGGGGACTGTTACAGAAGCTTTGGGTAACGCTCGTTTTAAAGTTAAGTTAGAAAATACGGATCACACCCTAATAGCCTATGTGGGTGGAAAATTACGTCAGCATGATATCAAAATTATTCCTGGTGATGTAGTCACTATGGAAGTCAGCGCCTACGATCTCAGCAAGGGCAGAATCACTTACCGAAACTGATTGACTAAATACGTACATGAGCGTTGAACATGTACGTAAATTAATTAATTTAGTAGAAGCAGCCAGCAAAAACAAGCTGGTTTTAGAGGTCCTACCTTATAGCCGTAACGGGCTCAGTCCAGTGATGAGTAAAGCCACACTGGACTATCATTATGGGCAATTAGCCAAAGGCTATGTTGACCGCTACAATAAAGGTGAGGGTGACCCCACTTTTAATGAAGCAGGAGCATTCCTGCACAATATCTTTTTTCCGCAGTTACGCAACCCTCGTAACAATAATGTACCACACGGCGCTAGCCTCAGTTTAATTGACAGAAAGTACAAGAATTTTAAGAATTTTAAGGAAAAAGTTAAAGAAGAAGCAATGAAAATACAAGGTTCTGGCTGGGTATATATGAGCCGTAGCGGCGACATTAAAACCATTAAAAACCATCAAAAAAGATCAGATATTGCGTTATTAATAGATTGGTGGGAACATGCTTGGGCTAAGGATTACGGGTCAGACAAAGCAAAATATCTCAATAACATATGGCGAATAATCAATTGGGATAAGGTTAATGTGAGGATTTACTCAGGTAAATAAATTCTGCGCATAAACTCCAATCTATAAAAAATAATAAATAACATAAATGGATTTTATGCAAAATGACTATAGAAATTATTAATGTAGGCGAAGAGCCAAATGATAATACTGGCGATTCCTTACGCGACAGTTTTATCAAAGTTAACAATAACTTTGCGTATGTTGGTAATATAATTGACAGCGGTGCGCTGGGCGCCCAAGGACCACAAGGTCCTCAAGGACAACCTGGCTCTTCAGTGCAAATTCAAGGTAGCGTACCAACCTACACTAGCCTATCAAATGTAAATGTATCAATTGGCCAAGGTTTTATTACCAGTGATGATGGTAATCTTTGGGTATTTACTGACTCTACAGCACCAGGCAGCTATAATGGATTTGAAGATGTGGGTACAGTTCGTGGTCCATCTGGTCCTGCAGGCACAGACGGCGCAACTGGACCCCAAGGTCCAACAGGTCCAGCTGGATCTAGCGTTACTATTGCCGGTAGTGTAGCAACTGAAAGCGATCTTCAATTTATTCCTAGTCCAGTAATTGGTGAAGGTTGGATAGTTGATGATACTGGAAGTTTGTATGTTTATACAGGTACAGGTCCAGCCTATGGTTTCGTTAATGTTGGTCAAGTCAAAGGGCCTCAAGGACCACAGGGTCAACAGGGACCACAGGGTGCAGCTAGTACAGTAAGTGGGCCACAAGGACCTCAAGGACCACAAGGTCAACAGGGACCACAAGGTGCAGCTAGTACAGTAAGTGGGCCACAAGGACCGCAAGGACCACAGGGTCAACAGGGTCCACAAGGGGCTGCAAGTACAGTAAGCGGCCCACAAGGACCACAAGGACCTCAGGGTGTAAGTGGACCTCAGGGCGAACAAGGCCCTCAGGGTGAACAAGGTCCTCAAGGACCA